TATTAAGACCAGACATGTCTGCGTTTGGACCTATTTTGAGACTACCTTTGCCCCCGCCTTGTGCCTGACCTGCTGGCGTGGGTTGCCCTGGTTGACCGTCAGGTGCGCCTGCTGACGGAGGCGGTGGGGTCGAACTGCGTGTAGGTGCAGTAGTAGGAGCTGCGCCACCACCTGCTGCACCCCCGCCGCCTGCTGGCACTGCTCCTCCACCTGCTACCGGGGCCAACTTGCCTTTGAGCGTTGATATCTGTCCTGATCTTGTGTCAATACTAGCTTTGGTGTCAGCAATCTTTTGTTCAACTTTAGCAGTGCTAACTCCTTTGGCAGCAAGATTGGCTCTTTCTTCATTGAGTTTGGCCAGACGTTCAACTTCGCTGACATTCATGGTTTCCAGGCGAGCCAACTCTCCTTGATCAAGTCGTTGTTGTTGCCTTACTTTGCGTTCTTCTCTAGCCGCGTCTGCAATTTTCTTTTCTTGATCTAGCAGCGACTGCGAAGCCTTGGCATATTCTTCTTTGTTCTTGGCAATTTTTTCTTCAAGAGGTTTGAGCTCTTCACCGTACTTGCCTGCACGTTTGGCATCTTTGAGAGATTTTTCGTCAGCTTCTAATTGCTTGGCCAACAGATCTGCACGTTCTTGCAAAGGTTTAGCAACATCTCTTTCTTTGCTAGTAGCCGCCGCGGCCTTGGTTTCTTGTGCAGTTTTTGGTTGTTCTTTTGCTGGTTCCTTGACTCCAAGTCCAAAGAAGCCTAGTACTTTGTTCAATGCTTTGCTTAACATAGTAAACTGATCTGCTAGCACATTGGTAACGTTGCCTAGCTTTTCAGTCACGCTCAGAGCCTTGTCAATGCCCACAAACACAGCATCTTCCATTTTCTTGTTGAGAGCTTGCTGTTTTTTAATGTTTTCAGCATATTGGTCAGTGATACCATCGGCAGCTTTGCCACCGTCACGACCTTGTTTCTTCATGTCTTCTCGAATTTTTTCAGCTTCGGCTGCATTGTCTTTTTGTGTGGCCAATCCTAGCTCTGCGCCTTCACTGATTTTGAGCATGGTCTCTTCACCTACACCCATTTGGTATAGGTAGTTCATTTCTTTGGTCACTCGGCCTACAGCTTTACCAGTTTGATCAAATGCTTCAATGCCTTTGAGTTGTCCTGCTTTTTGTTTGTCTAGGATGTTCAGAGCTTCGCCTTGTGTGCTTTGATACAGTTTCATAGCTGCATCAGTGCCCATCATGCCTGTGGCCAAATCTCCGTAACCAGTTGCGGCTTCTTTGCTGCGTTTGTACAGCATCTTGTAAGTCACTTCCATTTCGTCAGCGGCTGCAATCTGTTTGGCATCACCCGAGTTGCGCATTTCCTCCAGCTTGGCACGGAAACGCTGTTGACTACGTGCTGCTTCCAGAGCTTGCTCCTGCTCTTTACGACTCATACCTGTGAGTTGAGTCAGTGCGTCTTGTTCTTTAAGATACTTGTTGGCACCTTCAGCTAGCTCCTTGGTAGTTAAATTCTGTGATTGCCCTATGCGACTTTGCAGGCGCAGATACTGCATGCTGGCATCGTTGATTTCTTGTTGAGTGTAACCAGCTGCCATCAAGCTCTTGCGATAGGGCTCCATGGCTGCGCCCATGTCTTCAAATTTCTTGCGACCATCTGCTACACTGCCAGCAAACAGGGTCAAATCACCTGCGTTGTCTGCTATTAGCCCAACATAGCTGTCAAGTTCGTTCATTGACAAGCCTAGTTTTTTGGCTCCTTGGTACACCCCTGTCATGCCATCGCTGGCAGCACCGCCAGCTTTGGCTAATTTGCTGTAGCCATCATAAATTTTATCAGCCATGACATTGGCTGCTTTGATGTATTCAGCTGTGGCTGCTGTAACTGCGGTAAGACCAGCAATTAAACCTTTGATTAGTGGGCCGCCAGGAATCAGCAGTGTAAGAGCAGCACCTGCTAGTTTAGCAGCATTGGATAGCTCATCAATAGAACTGTTGAACGCTGCGGCACCTTTTTTACCCTCGTACATGGCCTTGGCGCCTTCTACGCCAGCCTTGGCTACACTGGTTAGCGCATCAGCAGCCGCGGTTGTGCCTTTGGTAAAATTTGTAATGCCATGTTTGCTTTTCATTGCAGCATCTTGCACTTCGTCAGCAGTGCTCTGATGCATACGGCCATACAATTCCATCTCCCGGTTTACCCGGCTCATTAAGTCTGCTAATTCTTGTGCTTGCTGATTTACGTCGGCCATGCTTGGTTACCTATAAGTAGAAGTATATTTATAGGTGACAAATGAACCAAACTGCTAACCCACTACGTCAATATTTTCGTCGTCCCAGCATCTATCTCAGACTGCCCAGTGGCGGAGATTTTTGGCCTCCGGAGTCGCTGAATTCTACGCAAAACGGTGAGCTTCCAGTTTTTCCCATGACTGCCATCGACGAGATCACATATCGCACTCCAGATGCACTGTTTAACGGAGAAGCTGTGGTGTCAGTGATTCAAAGCTGTATTCCCAGCATTACCAACGCCTGGGACACTCCCGGATCAGACCTCAACAGTATCTTGGTTGCTATTCGAATTGCCAGCTATGGGCATGAATTGGAAATGGCATCCGTTTGCCCGGCCTGTCAAAACGAAGGTGAATACAAACTAGATCTACGCACAGTATTGGATCAACTACAAACTCCTGATTTCAAGTACAGTGTCAATCACGGTGATCTGCAGATATTTTTCCAGCCCATTAGCTACCGACATCAGCAGGAAACCAATGCTACACAATTTGAAGAACAAAAAACAATTCAAATGATTCCTGGATCAGACCTGCCAGATGATGAGAAAATAAAGAGACTCAATGCTGCACTCAAGCGCATCACGGAACTCACAGTAAATGCGCTCAAACACAGCATTGCTGGTATTAAAACTCCTAGTGCACTGGTCACTGAACCAGAATTTATTCAAGAATTTTTGAACAACTGTGATCGAACATTGTTTAACCAAATTAGAGATCATGTGATTGAACTGCGTCAGGCCAGTGAACTCAAGCCCTTGCAGATCAAGTGTAACAATTGCAACCATGAGTACAGTCAACCATTGACCTTGGACATGGCCAGTTTTTTCGCAGCCGCCTCCTGACCTTAAGCTACGAAGAAATTGACAAGCTGGTCCAACAAATGGATCAGGAGGCTGACTCATTGCGCAAACAAGGACTCAAAATGTCATGGTACATGCGAGGAGGAGCTTCTTACGAGGATGTGATGAACATGAGCTATCATGAACGTGCCATGCTCAATGAGTTGATCAAAGAAAACTTAGAAACCACACAAAAATCCAAACTACCATTCTTCTAATGTTAGATATAGAAAAAGTTAAACGAGATATTGAGCAGTGGATTGTGAACTTTGTAGAAGTTCCGCACCCTGCGTTGGGCGGATTTCCGCCTTGTCCTTACGCCCGTAGTTCACGACTTAAAAACAGTTATGATGTGATCATTGGCACAGATCCTTACTATGATCTCAATAATCAAGCACGCCACGGCATGGGCGACAAAGAAGTTGTTATATATGTTTATGATCCTGTGGAATGGCCACATGACCAGTTTGCAGCAAATATAGATCAGGCCAATCAAGACTTTTTGCTGGCTGCTGACTTGTTGTCTTTGGAAGATCATCCTGCTGATCAAGAGATAGTCAACGGAATTTGTATGAATCAAGGCACTTATGCACTAGCACTAGTGCAAAGTGTAAGCGATCTTGATGCCAAAGCACGCTTGATGGCACGCAAAGGCTTCTATGATACTTGGCCGGAAGACTATCTTACAGCACTATTTCAACACAGAGAGGATCCTCGAAAGTGACGTACCAGTTTGCCAGAATCAATTTAGAAAAAACAACATACCAGCCCCAAGTGGATTGGTTCTATATCACTGAGCCTGATATTGCTGAACTGCAAGACATTTATCGAACCTACTGCATCTACAAACACTTTGGCAGTGTGATGCCGTTGTTTGACAGCCAGTTCACAGAACCAGGTATGGATCTCATTGGCTACAGGGATCAAGGCCAACTGGTGGCGTTTTCAATGATGAAACGCTACGATGACAAAAATTTATTAGCCGCACAATTTGCCTGGAACTATCGCAAACCCCGATTACGTTTGGGAATTTCAAGTTTACAGACAGAATGTGCAATCTACAGACAGCGAGGATTTGAATACTTGTATTTGGATCAAGCGCACTTGTACAAACAGGACCTCGAAGGTTTTGAAATACTAGGACCACTATAATGGACATTTACACAATTTGGGCAGACAAAGAAGGCGACATCTCAGACTTGGACTGGGTCAACGGCATGAAAAGTTTCTTTGATCATTTGAAATCAGAAGGCCGGATGGAAGACTATCGCATCACTAGATGCAAGATGGGTTTTAGGTCAATCGCAGACATGCCGGAATGGATGATACTGATGGAGTTCCGAGACATGGCGCAGATGGACTCAGCATTTAAACGTGTTGCTCCTCTTGAAGGCGAACTAGAAACCAAACACAAGTCATTCAATCAGTTTGTTTCTGGAACCATACAACATGCACTGTTCCGTGACTGGCCGGACCAGAATCTATGAAAGTCATGGCACCTATATCAGTAGGTGAACTGATTGACAAAATCACCATTCTAGAAATCAAACAACTCAGTGCTCGCACAGATCAACAGCGTGGCAACATTGATCGTGAACTAGAACAGCTGATCAACATACTTGACTCATTGAGTCTGACTGAAGAGATTGCTGATTTACGAGCCAAGCTACGCGGGGTCAATCAAGCATTGTGGTACATTGAAGACTACAAACGCCAATGCGAACGAGCTGACAGTTTTGAAGCTGGTTTTATCACGGCCGCAAGACAAGTTTATATCAAGAACGATCAACGTGCTGACATCAAACGCAAGATCAACGAGCTGTGTGGCAGTGATATCGTAGAAGAAAAAATTTACTAACAATATCAAATCATGACAACAAAAATCATTGCTTTTTTAACTGGAACAAATACTGGTTGCACATTTCTTGATTGGAGTGTGTTGTATTTGTCAGGGCAGACTGAGTTTTATTCATTCTTAGACCAAGATTACATACCATTGACACATAATCCAGTGACTCCGCTCAATGCGCACGGACACAAGAAAAATCATCTATGTGGGTTTGATCGAAACTCCGAAGAAGTCAAAACATTTTTGAATCATTGTCAGGGGTTGTTGACCTTGTACCCTTGGACCTTGCGTTTTTCACAGGCTGCTGAACAAAACGGTATAGACATAGAATCTTCAATTCTTACGCAAGATTTGATTGACAAGATTGAAGATTCCATGGCTCAGGATTTAAAAAAACTTTGGTTGTATTTGCATTCATTACAAGCCAAAGTGGTGTACGTAGAAGACGATCCTAATCTGTCCTTGGCACATGTGGACCGTCGCAGTACTGAAGGTGGCATTAAAATGTTTAAGCCATCAACTCTAGAAGAAATTGACAAAGAATATCAAGAAATATTTTATTCAGACAGTATAAAAGCCTGGCAAGATCTTGGACTAAACAACATCTGGGATGACAGAGAACGGCGTGCATTAGACTTTCGACATCACCTTGACTACACACAAGCTAGGCAGCATATGATGCCATTTGATCTACCTCATCTAAGAGTCAACACCTCTGAGCTTTGGACGCAAGGAGAATGGGTAATAAAACAGGTCATGGCTTTTTGTGAGCTTGAGATTGACCAATCTCGTTGGGAACACTGGACGGTTATGTATCAGCAATGGAAAGATAAACTGCAACAGAGAATATTATTCTGTTATAGATTACCAACAATATTGAAATCCATAGTTAATAATTGGTATTACGACATTGGTGAGCTGACATTCATGCAAGAAGTTGTAGTGCAACATCTGTTGATTTACAAACATCAGTTGAATCTCAAAACATGGGAATTGTCTAAATTTCCACGCAATGCACAAGACCTACACAAACTTCTGGAACCAAATATACATTCAGTGCCAGACATCTACAATATAAGATCTACTGCGTAGATCAGTTGTTTTCGCTATCGCTCAACAACTATTTTATTTAAAGAGCGAAGCGATTAAGTATTCATCCAGATCCAATGGTCACACTTTGCCCGCACAGGGCAAAGAAACTTCATCCGAGTCGGGCAAGTCACTTAGCGTTACAGCATTGCAGAGGCGGTTGTCCGGTACCTCGAGCTGCGTCTTTATCACAACGGCGGTTTGTATCACATACGCTAACATGCATACAAACGTGTACTATCACTAGTACGTCTTTTTCCCTTTTAAAATTCTGTTCAAACAATCAAACCGCAGGTGTTAAGCGATCGTGGTCCTGTCAAGGATACTGATTGAGTGCTCGCTGGCGCGGCGAGGCTTCGGATCCCTGCGACACTGGGCCCAGGTTTCTACTGTTCGGCACACGAGGTTGACCTGTGCGAGTCCTAACTGCCTAGTTTAGATTTTGTTGATTATGTGACTGCCATGTACACGAACTTGGATGTGTCCGTTATACCAGTCTTTTGATTCTAGCACTCTGCGTGAAAATTGTTCTCTTGCTTCGATATAGCTGCACTCTGATTTGCTTTTACAGTAATAAAGTATTTCTCTTGTAAAATTGTCTTTGCCTAAAAGTTCTACATCCTTGGACAGTTCTGGTGAGCTACCGTAGTAGTCTCTCCAGTCTGAATCCACTTTGGTGCGAATCTTCTTTTTCTTTTTAGTGCCGTTCTTGAGTTTGACTGTACGTTGTGTGGTACGAGAGAATTTTGCTAGTTTTTTGCCTATGTATTTGCGTTGATTGGTGACGTTGGTTATAAGATACACAAAGCCTACGCAGTCTTCGGGTAGCTCCTCTACAAGTTGATTGTTGTAAAACCATGTCATCCATGTTAGTTATCTGCTGCCTGTCTAAATGTTATTTTTATGCCAAATCTACGTCAGTATTGTATTGTGTAAAGCCGTTTTCTTTGATCACTTTGAGAATGTTCTCAACACGACCAGCTAGTTCGTCTTTGTGACTCACAAGCCAGATACTCTTGTGGCGTTCGCGACTCATCTTCTTCAACAAGCCCAGACCGTTTTCTACACCCTGTGTGTCCAGACCATTGTCCATGAGCTCGTCGATGAACAGCAAGTTGATGGGATGATATAGGCTTTCCCAAACATCGCGGAATGCCCAGCTCATTGAAAGTATCAATCGGGTACGTTCGCCGCGACTCAAGTTATCAAAGTCCAGTTCTCGACCCAGTTCTTCAATGCTCACAGAAAGATCATTCTGGAACTTTACTGTGTGTGGAAGACCAATACGATCCAAGTAGTGTGTGAGACGTTGATTGAGATAGCTCAAGTTTTGGTCAATGATTTTCTTGCGCACAAAGCTGTCTTTTGATGTTAACAGTTTTAGCAAGAAGTCTTGATGCTCTTGCAGCCTGGTAAGATCATTCAGTGTATCGTAGCTTACTGTCTGTAGAGCTTGGCCTTGCATGTCAGAAATTTGTTCGCCATACGGGTCTACCTCATTTTGACGAGTTTCTAGACTGTTTTTAAGTGTGCTCAAAGTATTGCGATGGTTTAGTGCATTTTCCAAGGTATCGTAGAACACAATGGGTGCTGTGCCCAACGGACCCAGTTTGGACAATGTGTCTTGATGTTCTTGCCTTTGAGTATCATTGGCCAGGAGTTGCAGTGCAATTTCCTGTAGGCTTTTTTCGCGATCAGCACGAACTTTGTCTAAACTGTTGTCGTGTATCTCTGTACCACAAGCAAAACACCGATGTTGTTGGATCTCTTTAAGATCTTTGTCTAGTTGTTGTTTTTGTTTTTGTAGCTTGATGTCGTCAGTGGCAATTTGTCGTATCCAAAGATTCAAGTCATCAATGGATTTTTTCTTGACGTGATAGGCGTCAAGATCACGATGGGCCTGGATTTCAACGTCAATGTTGATGTGTTCTAGGTCTGTGATAGCTTGTGCAAAATTTGCACAATCCTCAGTTTGTTTTTTCAACCAAAGTGTCTGGCGCTTGCGCAGGCTTTCTATCTGCTCTTCAATGCGCTTGTTGGCTTCTTGTACTGCACGAATGCGAAATTCTTCTTGCGAGATAGCATCCTTGGTTTGTCGATTTAACTCTTTGACACGATCTGCACGTTCGCTGAGTTGCGTAATACCCAACAACTGTTCAATGATGATTCTTTGTTCATTGGCTTTCAGACTCAGGAACGGTTCGGTATAAGTGTTCAGAGCCAGTACATGTTTAAACATGTCATGACTCATACCTAGTATATGCTCAATAGCATCCTGCGTTTCTCTGCTGTCACCTTGTGCTTCATCAGTAGCAGACTGTTCTTCGTTGTTGACGTAAAACTTCAGCACATTGGGTTTGCGTCCACGTTCAATCTTGTATTCTTTGCTGCCAACTGAAAAATCCAAACTCACCAACATGTGTTTAGCATTGGTCTTGTTCACAAGATTGTCCTTGCGAATGTTTGACAGTGCATTGCCATACAAGGCATAGCTCAGTGCATTGATGATGGTGGTCTTACCAGTGCCGTTGCGACTGCCATCGCCACCTAGGTCAAGGTTCTCGCCTAGTACTAGAGTAAGGTCTCTGCGGTCAAAGTCAATGCCTTGTGTGGCATTGCCCACACTCATAAAGTTTTTTACAGTTAAATTTTTAAAACGAATCAATATCTACTCCGCAATAGTACATAGTGTAGCAATTTTTAAGAAGTTAAGCAAGTTTTTCGATCATTTGCACTGTCTAAAATACCGCATCAATTTTTGTCTATCAATTTTTCTACTTACAGTGTACTCGATTGGATTAAGATGCCTGGCAATTTTGTTAACCTTGACATGGTCAAAATGCCTGTCAAGGTACTGCAAAAACTCATGCTCGGCAGATTGACTTGGCGCCCATACGCTGAGATACAACTGTTGTTCTTCGTTGTCGATTACAACTGTAGCTCCGTCTACGCCAAACAAATCATGAACCATCTTGTCAATGTCACCAAGATTTATCCACTCGTCACCAATTCTGAAATTAGTACCGCGGCCGTAAAAATAATAGTCGTTGTTTATTTTTTCAAATTTATCTGAACTGGTCTTCCACTGAGTTTCTCCTAGACCAAGAGCTCTAACATAGAGAAAACCGTCAATGATATCAAATTCAAAAAAATCATCTAGCTGTGGCCCAATGCGATTGGTAATATATTTGTCAGGATCAGTGTCTTGGTCAACGACCTTGACCAAAAATCCATATCCAATGGTAGTATCACCAAATACATTTCGAATTGATGCAATATTTTTTTCTTGCATGAGTCGAACACATTGTTCGTTGACATAGAACAACGTAACAATATCCAAATTAAAATCAATCTTTGGAGTCTGTTCTAAGAAATTGATTAGTTTTTCTGAGCTATAGAGTAAGATTTTGTTGATCTGATGGTCAGTCACATATTTGCACAAATTTTTGTAGTAATTTGAATCAGGATAATGGTTAAACACGTAGTGGTTTTTGCTTGTTATAAAACTAGGCAAAAAGTGATAACACATACTAGCACCGTGATGTAAATTATTGGTATGTAAAGTGTTTTCGTTGGGTTGAAAATTCAAATGTTTACACAGTCGCAGAGTTTGCAAAACAATTTCCTGATGAGTAATTTTGATTTGTCGCGGCAATCCAGTGGTCCCGCCTGTGGCAGTCCACACAGCATCTACATCGGGAGTTGCAAACGCAGTATTGAGTATTCTCGATACTAGACTATGATTTTGAATTTGATAGTTGTCAAAGTCTTGTTCAGTTATTATGACATTGCAATTGAGTCGATTCCGTTCGTGATCCCAGAAAGAATAGAAATCTTTGTCGTTGGGATCAGTTTGTCTGCTGTAAACTATGGCAAAATCAACTTTACCGTGCATGGTCATTCTATGACTAGTTGCATCTTCCAAACTGTAAGCATGCGGCCAATCTACAATCATGATCATGCCTAATTCCCACACAGCAAAAACTGCACTATAGTAGTATGCGTTGGTGAGATTAAATTCTAACATCACTGTCTGCCCTGGCCGAGCCTTGTATTTTTCTACCAGCAGTATTTTCCAGTAGTCAATCATCTCACAGAATTCATCTCTGTCGATTTGAAAAATTTCTCCTGTGTTTAGATTTTCTTGGTGCAGAACAAAGTCTGCAGATATTAGATTCCTCGAAAGAATGTTCATTGTTGCGAGCTAATGTTAAATTTGGAAATAATTGCGTTGTACTGTGTTTGATCGTTCTTGACTTTTTGTTTAAAATTGTTCAACGACATGGTGTGTAAAGAAATGTAGTCAAATCTTGACATAGTTTCTTGTACCCGTTGATCTTTTACTGCGTCACGTAGATCTCTTTCCAGTTGTTCTTTTACTGCTCGGGGAGCAGAGCTTGGCACATAAAAAGCACACCATGCAATTAGAGTAGTGATATTTTTACCAGTTAGTTCTTTTACTGTTGGAATGTTAGGATAGCGAGAATCTCGTTGCTCGGCAGCAATAGCAAACCATTTGTTTTTGCCAGCTTGGACCATGCTTTTGGTTGTTCCGGTACTGCCAAATCCATATGCTACTTGTTTGGTAGAAATATCAGCTTGCCAAGTACCAAAATCTTTATAAGGTACGTGAGTGGCCTTGTCTGTGAACAACAAACCATATTCAGCTCCTAATATATGACCCACTGAACCAATGTTCCAAGAGCTATAGGAAGGATTTTTCAAAATTTCTTGTTTAAGATCGTTGTAGGTCTGAATGCTAGCTGATGCAAACAAAGCCATGTTAGCGTCCAATACTGGAGCAACAGGTTCCAATCGACTAATAGGTTCGCTGTTCTTGAACAAAGAAGAATATGCAACCACAGTGCCGCCGTCTAAAAAACCAATGGTGTAGCCGTCAGTGGGTTGATCATTGATATGATTCAACCCAATAACTCCAGCGCCCCCGGGTTTGTTTTCTACAATCACAGGTTGTTTCCATTTTTCAGTTAGGACTTCAGAAATTTTTCTTGCCATGACATCAGGACCTGAGCCTACTCCAACTGACAAGACAATTTTCACAGGTTTCTCGGGCCATGTTTGTGCATTAACAGCAAGAGTTGCAGTCAATGATAGAAGTGATAAAAATTTTTTCATTTGATTTTTCCTTTAGAGATTTTGATAAATCTTCAGCAACAGTTTGTTGTCGTAAAATTCAGATTCAATGTTGGTGAGCTGGTCTGTCACAATTTGATCCACTGATTCGAACTTAACATCACCAGGAGCCATGTCTTCGTCTACACCTACAGCTTTGTTTGGAATCAGGGCCATCTCACGCAGGGTGTAGTCCCGCACAAAAGTTTCTTTGATGAAGTTGGCTTCTTCGTATGAAATCTCAATGTCTAAGTTAACTCTAACATGCATCTTGGGTCGAAGCAGAGACGCAGCGTTGTCGATAAGATTTGCAAGGCCGTAAACCCTGTAGGTAGGCTGATCGGGCCAAGCATGATATACTGGATCTTTGCCCCATTCTAACACAGCGAGTCCGCGTTCGTCGTCACCGGCGTCTGCGTAGTTGTGAGGGAACGCATTTCCAATGTAGGTGATATTCTTTTTAGTCTGGCGTTTGTGAAAGTGCCCAGTGAACACATGACCAAAGCCTCCAAGATCTTCGCGACGAATTTCGCCATGATCCGGCATCTCTACCATGGCATTCATCAGGTAACCGGGCAGTTCAAAGTGTCCAAACAGGTAATCGCCTTTTAGTTTGGCCAAGCGTCGATGATCGTCCCCACATAACCAAGGGGCAATAGTGACATTACCATCGCTGAACCAATCATTGCAGATTTCCACACGAGGGAGGTGCTTCGCCCACTCCACGCTTTGAATGTCACGTTTATCGCGATAATATAGATCGTGGTTACCAGGAATAAAATACACACGTTCAAAGTTGTCATTCATGTGCTCCAGGGCTCGTAGGCTGTAGTTCAGGGTGACAATGTTCAGACTAGCACGATTGTTGTGCCAGTCGCCTAGGAACAAACAGGTTTCACAACCCTCTTGCTTGGCTTTTTCGGTAGCCCACTTCACAAAAGCCAAACAGTCTTCGTTGTGAACGGTGCTGTTTGACTTGAGCCCAAAATGTATGTCTGTGAAGATTGCGGCTTTTTTAAATAGATTACTCATCTACTGATTATACTACTCATCTAGACTAGAAACAACCGGTCCGGACATTTCTGCTGCACTCTTACCGCCGGCATTTTGACGAGTCCATGATGGGTTCAGGCCGTTGATTTCCAGGATGTCATCTCGTATGTTTTGCATTTTCTTCTCAATGTTGAGAATACGAGTAAAACTGTTGGTGATTGCGGCGGTATAGTAAGCGAATGGGTTCTGGCTTTTTGATTCGTCGAATTGTAGACCAATTTGACTGAGTTGAAGAAGAGCTTGTCCGCGCATTTCCTCGTTGTAGGTGTAGCCACGCCAGTTTGATCTTGTGGCATAGCGTTCACACAGTTTCATAAACATCATAGCAAGCTTGCGGGTCATGTTGCCGTGTTCTCTCGAAAACTCGCCAGTTTCTAAATCGCCCCGCCAATGACTACGGCCAACCAGATAGGGATTTTTATCTTCATCTATGCGATAGTGTTCAAACGGCGGGAAATTCAATCTTACATAGTTCATGTCCAGCACCGGAACCTCTACTAGGTCATCCAAGGGGTCTGTTTCGACATCGTCTAGTTCAAAGATTTCATCCAGTTTCTTTTTCTTTTGCTCAGCTTTGGTAAGTTTTTTAGGTGCTTTGGGAATGTGATCCCAACAGGTAATACGAAACACTAGATCAGTGTTGGCAATTTTCTTCTGATCAATTACTTCGCCTGTTTCGCGCTTGATGCGGTCTGCACGGTTCTTACGTGCTTCAACCACAGTGCGTTGATTGATTTTGTCTACGCTGGGCAGTATCAAATCAAATTGATGATCCAATACTCTATCTCTGTACCAACAGTAGGTATTTTTACTGAGGTGAATTTCTTTGAGAATGTCTCGATTGTTAAGGTAGTTGACCTTGGCAGGGGTTTTTGTTAGTAATGTCATAGATGTATGTATTGTAGCATTTACGCAACAGTTGTCAACCAGAATTTGGTAAATATGGTAAACAGGAGCCATTATGCTTACAGCACCGGACTATTACTATTATCAACAACAGCAACAGGCAAACGCCTACAATGCTTATATTCAACAACAGCAACAAGCCCAGCAACAAGCCCAGCAACAGGCCTATCTGCAACAACAAGCCTATCTTGCACAACAACAAGCATACTATGCTTATCAAGCTCAACAGCAACAAATTGCGCAACAACAAGCCTATCAACAGTATTTACAACAGCAACAACTGGCCGCGCAACAAGCAGCTCAAGCAGCCGAACAGGCTCGTCAGTCTGCTGAAAACGCCGCTATTGAACAGGCTCGTGCTGCCCAGGCCGCACAGGTCGCTGCTATTCAGGCCGCTGCCCTGGCTGCTCAAGACATACTGGCTGCGCAGACTGCACAGGCTGCACAAGCCGCTCAAGATTTGGCAGCCGCACAGATACAGGCACAAATTGCTGCACAACAGTCAGCTGCCGCTGCCGCTGCTGCCGCGCAACAACAACAACAATTACAACTGGCATTGCAGGCACAAGGACAAGAACAATTTGCTGCTTCGGTGGCTGTGGCTGTAGGACAAGCATCCAACAGTGTGACAGCCAGCATTGAACAAGCTCAGGTAGCTGCTGGTCGTACTCTGTTTTTGATTGATGTGTCTGACATAGTGGTCACTCAACCTGAACAGAGCTTCTATTCAGATCCGCAGTACACAGCGCAACAACCAGTAAACGTGCGAATTGGACCCACTTCCACAGTATATGATCCCAGTGTGCCCACGGTTACAACATCAGCTGCAACCACAGGATCAGTAAACACCAACTACAGTATAAATGTTGGATCAGATTACAATCTGGCTTTGCAACAGCTGGACAACCAAATCTACGCAGGACCTGCGGTTAGACTAACACCTGTTGCAGTGTAATCAGTTATCTACGCCTTTTTTGTTTTGAGTAAATAACATATAAAGGTCAGTAGATATGCCATGGATAACAATTGAAGCCGGTGAAGGATATATAAACGTTTGGGAAGAAGACCCCAAACCGACGCCTGTATCTGCGGCCTCAGATCCTGAATTACCGCAACCAGATCCCCCACCACCTGCTCCAACAGCGACCAGCACCACTGCATCCAACAATGCTGCTACCACAGGCAACGGCACATCAACGCCAGCAGGAGATCAGTCAGGACCGACAGCTACCACCAGCACGGCAGATATTACTGCGCAGATTCGCGGCGAATTGTCTGGCGGTCCGCAAAATCAGGGCTATCTAAATCTAATTCTCAACAAATACAGCGCAGAAGATTTGGCACGAGCATATCCTGAGTTTGGTAATGCTGAGGATTATCGAGTTGCAAAAAATGGCTTGCCCAAGGATCTCATAGTGCCAGGAAGCTTGGACGCCGAAGGCCGACTACAACTAGTTCAAGGCACTCCTGAGTTTATTCGAGCAGAACAGCTTTCAAGACAAGCCAGCCGCGACGCTATACGAAAAGCAGCCATTGCCAATGGATTTCCGCCTGATGCAGCAATTCCTACCACCGGCGACATCAACGGCCGGGTTTATATTACGCTAGAAAATGGTAAAAATATTGACATCACTGACTACTTTGAAGGCAACCCAAAGCCTCCAGTGAATATACCTCTCAATGTGGCCACATACGGCACTTCTACAGTGACTACTCCGTTTAGAGAAGTAGAAATAACAGCTCTGCCTGCAGTATCTATAACTGTGAACACTTCTGAAGGTGCAATAGTAGTTGATCCTAACTCTGAAACAGCTAGATTTATTCAGTGGCAAGGTTCTCAGCCTGGTATTGATGGACGCCCACTTAGAGAAACGTGGGCTCGACAAGGTATCTCTGATCCTTACAGCAATCCTGCAATTGTTGGTCAGGCGGTTAAACAAATTGATCGTGCAGATGCGCGAACAGAACTGTTCAATCAAAGTGGAGTGACACCCCCGGCTGGACAAATTGCACCTTGGAACGATCCAAAATGGCCAGAATATCAAGGCAGCAACCGAGAAGCCTACGCATCCGCTAGTGCAGCTCTCGCGGATGTTGATGTTAAAAATCAACTCAAAGCCGAAAACGGTTGGGACGAAGCCACTTTTCAAAGCTGGGCGTTGAGAGCTACCAATCCTGAAGAGTGGGGTCGTCAGGCTGCTGCTTATGATGCAGCCAACGGCATTGTAGTAGGACCAAGTTCAGGTGCAACCACTGCTCTATCAGCCAATGGTGCCACAGCGGTGACCACAACTGGCCAAGTCAACAGCCAGGGCTTTGCGGTGACTGCATATTCAGCAGTAAACAACGCCGCTGGTGCGGTTGATGCAGCGACTGGAGGATTGATTACCACAGGGGCAGGTGCTATTAACACAGCAACAAATATAGTTAATACAGCAATACCTGTGGCCACAGCGGCACTGGCAGGTTTTGCTAGTGCCTCAGCCGCCGCTGATGCTGCACAGTCGCTGATCAGCGGAGCCGTTAAATCAGCAGTGGCATTGCCATCGTCGCTGAGTCCATTTGTGACTGCGGCCACTGATGCTTTTAGTGCCGCTGCCAGCACAGGATTGACCACAGTTGAAAACTTGTTTAGTGGTCAAGCGGCTACCTTGTTGTTGGCCAAAAATCAAGCCACTCTGCAGGCCAGAAACAACGAAGCGGCCACAGCCGATTGGCGAGTGCGATTGCAATTGGGGACACAAGCTGACTATCTGTACAAGGATGCTGAACCTGGAATTTTGGCACCATTGTACGACACTGACGGTGTGATATTTCCCTACATGCCCACGATTGAAACTTCCTATGCTGCCAACTATGACAAATTTGATCTCACGCATTCCAACTATCGCGGCTATTTTTACAAAGGCAGCAATGTCAATGACATCAATCTTCGTGCCACATTTACAGCACAAGACACACAGGAAGCTAACTACTTGTTGGCAGTGATACACTTTTTTAGATCAGTAACCAAGATGTTTTATGGCCAGGATGCGTATCGTGGCGCACCACCGCCCTTGGTGTTTTTGAATGGACTGGGCAATTATCAGTTCAATGAACATCCTTGTTTTGTGTCTAATTTTAGTTACAGTTTGCCCAACGATGTTGATTACATTCGAGCCCAGGCTCCCAACAACTACGGTAACTTGTTTAGCAAACGCGAACGCACTGGCAGCACCAGTGGAGGACTATTAGGCAGTGTAGCAACCAGATTGCTGGGTCTAGGAGTGTCTACCGTAAATCCAAGCATGCCCAATGTACCATCGCCGGGTATGATACAAAGCAATGTCACCAACATCAATGATGCCACTTATGTGCCTACCAAAATGGAAATCAACATTACTCTACTGCCAACAAACACTCGAGCTCAAGTCAGTCAACAGTTTAGCCTTACAGAGTTCGCCAATGGTAACCTGCTCAAAGGAGGATTCTGGTAATGGCTGCTATCTATAACACCGCTAGTCCTTATTATTCCACTGGGTTCACACAGTTCTACCTTGACGTCATGGTCAACCGGCCTATACCACGGGAAACTGATGATAAAGAAGTCATAATCAATCAAACCTATCAATACAGACCAGATCTCATGGCCTATGACTTTTATGGCGATGGCAGTTTGTGGTGGGTTTTTTATCAACGCAATCCTAATACATTGACTGCTCCAGTGATAGATTTTACAGCCGGCAAGAGAATTTTTGTGCCCAAAATTTCTGTGTTGCAACAAAGTCTTGGAATATAATCAATGACCAATCCAGCAGCAGTTGCATCACAAATTAACTATTTAGAAAGCTTGATCGCGGGCTACGCATCAACTTTGAGAGATCCTACATCCAGCCCGCAACAAAAATCTCAAGCACAGCGCGAAATTCCTCAGCTTGAATTGACCATAGAGTCTCTACGAACTCAGTTGACTCAACTGTCATTGACTGTGGCCAAAGATGCTGGAGTTGTGCCACCACCACCAAAAACTGCTGGTCAAACAGTCAACGACGACGCGGTGCCCAACCCAATCAAAACTGCGCCACTGGAAGCAGATCCAGTTACCGGTAGGATACGTCCTATTAAAACAGTGACGGAACCCAGCAACGCCGATATACCGTCTACGGCCGAAACCGGTGATGTCGATCGCAACATTGATGGCCCTGTAAAAGCATTTTTTACCACACAGGCTATATTTTCTCAACCTGGAGTGCTTGCTGGGCGTGCACTCTTTGATCCATCTACTATTAACTATCCCAACACTGACGTCAGTTTTGGTATCAGACTACCTGGCAGCAACAGTGATTCAGGATTGTTCACTGGAGGCAGTGCTCCGATACAGCCAGGCATTGGGTCCAATGACGATTTTCCATCTCCTAGCCCGCAAAAAACAGCCACAGAAGTCAACAACACCTACAACAATGCGCTGCCTATTCAACCGCAGCCCAATGGCCTGGACCAATTTGGCAGCTATACATATTCAGTTAGCCTGTATTTGATGACTCCTCAACAGTACTCAATCCTGGTGCAGAGTAAAACCAAAACAGTGGTTGGCTATAATCTATTGATACAGAGTGCAGGTGCGCCCACAGAAGGTCGTAATCCTTATTTTGGCGATGATTTTTATATTGAAAGTCTAACAGTAGAAAGCAATTTTCCTGGCGGCGGCACACGCATGGCACATTCGGTGTCTAGCATGAAAATAACTATCACAGAACCTGCTGGTATTACTCTGTTAGATAGACTATACAAAGCTGTGCAGGATTTTATTCCCAAGGATGGTGCTGGCGCCATTAACTATACCTCAGTGCAATACCTGTGTGTGATACGCTGGTATGGCTGGGACCTTGACGGCAAATTGATAAAAAATCCTGGTGGTGGTACAACATTGTCAGACCCCAATGCAGCTTTTGAAAAATTTATTCCGTTTAACATTCGAAAAATAAACTGGGGTGTCAGCAACAAGTTGGTGAGCTATGAATTAGATTGTGCACCCATTGGACAAACGCTGGGTGCATCTACTGCTCGAGCAACCATACCTTATGACATTGAACTCAGTGAGAGCACAGTCAAAGGTCTGCTGAGCGGCGATGCTGTGACAACCACAACTTTTACACCTACAAATAATTCTACTACAACGTCTACACCAGCACCTGACAAGGCCAATGCTGCACCCAGTACCAAAACAGTGATACGGCAGGGTCTCATGGGCGCCATGAATGATTTTCAACAAAAGTTAGTGTCAGACGGCATCTATGAAGTTGCTGATCAGTATGAAATTGAATTTGTCAACGGGGCAGAAGTCATTGCCAATGCCAGCGTGACCAAACCTGGTAACGTAATAAAAAATCAAAGCGCCACTCCCATGGCTCCGCCAGTGACCAAAAGTCCCGGTGGTGTAGATCCTAAAAAAACCAGTGTGGATAACACTGTAAGGAATTTTGCTATCACTGCCGGACAACAACTCATGCAGGTCATAGATCTGGTGATTCGCAACAGTACTTTTATCACAGACCAGGCCAGAGTAAGCGAACAAGAAGAAACTGAAATTTTTGAAGATGAACTGGGCAACGTAGTAGAGATACCAAAAAACACCGCAACCAAGGCCACAATTTTATGGCACAATGTAACCATGGATGCGGTGCCTATCAAGTATGACAAAAAACGCAATGACTATGCTTACAAAATAACCTATGTTGTAAGCACCTATGTGGCGCCAAACTTTGACAGCAAGTACTTTCCGATACCAAACTTCAATGGCGTTCACAAGAGTTACAAGTATTGGTGGACAGGCGAAAACATTGGAATTTTAGATTATCAAGTTTCCTTCAATGCTTTGTACAACATGACTATCTCTGGTAGTGAGCCAGGAAATTCAGCCACAGAACGCATACGCCAACAGCGTAGTTCCAGCATGCGAGACATTCCCAAATACACCTACCAAGCTCGTAGTACTGAAAGTTCATCTGGTGCCAAAGGCACCGGCAATGAAGTAGCGGCCAATGCAGCCGAATACCTGTACAGTCCCAATGACTTGAGTCAGGTCAAACTACGCATTGTTGGAGATCCAGCCTGGATCATGCAAGGCAGCTTGGCCGAAGGTATAAATGCAAAAAATTTCAATCGCTCAGGATTTTTGCCTGACGGTACTATAAACTTTGACAGCCAGCAGGTGTTGTTTGAAATAGCCTGGCAGCGTCCTCAAGACTACAATCTTGACACAGGTCTAGCAGATCCTTACGCATTGGTAAGTGGAGCGCGGGAACCTATTCAAAGTAACATCTATCATGCAAGAAAATGTCTTAGCGAATTCCGACAAGGCAAATTTGAACAAACCATTGAAGGTGCTCTATACTCCTGGCCAATCCCTGCAGGACAGAACACACCGGCTACAACAGTACGCAGCAATGCTGCGGTAAATCAAGCCAACAGTGGGCAGCCCGCAGGTGGCGGAGTGTGATTATGAAAAGGAAATGTCAAAATGCGTTCTAATCCTGTTGGCTCTCCATCACGACTCAAAATACCAGGAGCAGGTCCAATGATTGATCCTCAATCGCCAATCTTGGTTCCACGACAATCTGCTCCTGGACTGCTTGCAACACGTGATACCAATGCTCCGGCACGCCAGAAAAATAATCCCCCAACCAGTAATGGAGAACTGGTTGGAGTTAATGTGCCCTTGCCCCCGCCGCTACTGATAAATTCATCAACGCTGACAACTGAACCATTACAGTTAATCAGCAGTTCACCTTAAAGGATAAAGCATGGCAGAAGACGTCCAAAGAACACGCGGTCGGCCGCAGAATTACAAGCAAGACCGAGGCGGCGTACCAGCAGAATATGGTCCATACCTAGGCAAAGTAATGAGCAATGTGGACCCTACTCGTGCTGGACGTCTACGTGTGTTTATTGAAGCGTTTGCTGACGGACCACAGGATGATGACAACAAATGGATCACAGTGAGTTACCTGCCTAACTACTACGGTTCCACTCCCAACGCAGGTACAGGCACAGGTACAGGCACGTACCCTGGCAACCGTAACAGCTACGGTATGTGGTTTACTCCGCCAGACGTGGGCATAACAGTGATATGTATTTTTGCCAACGGTGATCGCAACCAGGGCTTTTATATTGGTGTGGTGCCTGAACAAGCATCTACACACATGGTTCCGGCTATTGGAGCCAGCAAAAAATTTGCAGTGGCCAACCAAACTCAACAAAAATTTTTCTATGGTGCTACTCAACTGCCAGTGGCTGAAATCAACGTCAACGATCCAGACATTGTTAATCAGCCTCGGTATTTTGAAGAAACCAAGCCTGTACAAAGTTACCAGGCTGCAATTATGTTTCAGCAGGGATTGATTCGTGATGTTAATCGTGGACCTATTTCCAGCACCAGCCAACGTGAAACTCCCAGTCAGGTGTTTGGTATCAGCACTCCTGGACGCCCAATTTATCTGGGTGGAAAAACACAAGAAGAAGTTATACAAAATCTTGACAACATACAGTCAGGAGAACTAAAAGTAATTGGACGTCTAGGCGGTCACACTTTGGTCATGGATGATGGCGCCACTGATGGTAAAGATCAACTGGTAAGAATTCGTTCAGCCAAAGGTCACCAGATAACCATGCATGACAGTGAAGAATTTTTCTACATCACACATGCCAACGGCAAAACCTGGATTGAATTTGGCAAAGAAGGCACCGTAGATGTTTACAGTACTAATTCTGTGAATGTTCGTACCGCAGGCACAATAAATCTGCACGCCGACCAAGACATCAACATGTTTGCCGGTAGAAAAATCAACATGAGAAGTTTAGATGACATCAACGTTGAGTCGGTGAAAAATATCAACATCAGTTCTGAAGCTAACTTGACTGTGTATGGAAAAACTGCGGTGCGAGTCAAATCTGACGGCACATTGGCCATACAAAGTGCCAGCACCGGATCCTGGGGAGCCAGTGCATTGGTCTTCAAAGGAGACACTATTGATTTGAATGGTCCATGGGCGCCCACGGTTACCAAACCTGCACCAATTGTGATATCCTCACTGGATGACACCGAATTCAATGCCAGCGAAGGATGGCAGGTCAAAGCAGCCGCGATTAAAACATCAGCCACACGAGCACCCACGCACGAACCGTATCCATATCACAATCAAGGTGTATCTACTGCCGGTCCGGCTGCATCTTCAGTCAGCAACACGCCTCCGGGATCTCAGTCGGTGCCGTCTGGGGTCTCAGTGGGCAGAAATTCTTGACAAGGCATAGTCTACCATGGCAACATATAATTTTCGCAATGTAGATAACGGTCTTTCTTATTTTGTAAGAGGACCAGCTTCTCTCACCAAAGAACAGGCAGAAAGAATTTTTAATCAACAGCAGTCAGCAGGCGCCTTGATTGCTATCCAGCCTGGGCAAGCAATCACAGCAGAATTTCAATTGTCCAATGGTCTTACTACGGCTCAATCAGCAGTGACCAAAGATATTGCACAGTTTTCAAATGTTATTGCCAACAAGTTAGGAGAACTGCCCAAGATTGGTGTGACCGATGGAATAACTATTGCAAACTACGCCAAGCAAGCCCCGGTTGTAGAAGGTATAAAAAACATATCCAGCGTTGAAGTCACAGGGGTATTGGCACAGTGCCAAAATCTCACACAACAAAAAGCCACAGAAGCTACCAATTTGGGAGCAGGCAAGTATGCATTTACTGTTTCGCAATTGGAACGTGCAGGGTATGTCAAGCCTGGCACCACAACCACTTACATGACTTCAGGCACACGCAGTACTCTCACAGTGTTGAATATGACAGAAATTTGGTCAGGCAAAGATGGCATATCTAATCTAACTCAGTTGTTGTCTAACTCATCGTTGCAAGATACAATTCAACAATTTTTAATGAGTTCAGGCCTGGACCAGCTGGCTGAAGTGGGCATTGATGTAGATCAGTTGCCCTCAAAAACTCAGGCTGGCCTGGCATGTCTCAGCGCCATTGATCCAGCACTAGCAGTGAACTGGGTTAAAAATACATCGGCAACCGCATCTATTGCAGTACTTGGACGAATTGGTCCAGCGACATCGGCTGCAATTACAGCTGGAGGTTTTAAAAATTGGCAAACTCCAGATCGCATTGTCAGAGACGCAGCATTTGCCTGTGAATTTTCTGTTACAAAAACCAACAATGCCATGCGCAACGAAACAGCAGAAGTTTTTGTGATCAACCCCGAAACTATTGTTGAGCAGCAGGTGATAAATTTTGCCTGTAATCAAATTGTGGGCAATGATAAAGTGGCAAAAATAGGCTACGGAGGCACCCTACCTCCTGCTGACTTGGTCCAGACACTGACAGAACTTACACAGGAGCTGACCAGTATCAGCAACCAAACCACAGCGGCACTAGAGCAAAAAATCACAGTGTTTAATGCATCAGTTCGCCGTACTCAGTTAGAAACGTATCGTAAAGAACTGGTAAATCTCAATGCCAATTTTTCTTTACTGACCAACAAGGCCTTGACAGCTACACCGGTGTCTGCACAGTTTTTAGCTGATATCGAAGTGCAACGTTTGTCTATCCAAAATTTAGTTTTAAGGATAGATCAAGTACTACAAGTGATAGCGCAGGTACTAGGTCAACGCACAATTAGAACACTAGGCGATATAGTCACTGGTGCTGGTGTATAAATATTATCATGACCGTATTTGTTGGATTCAATACTATTAACCAGTTCAAAAAGTTTACACTGACAGACTTTGATCTAATCAAGCGTGATCTACTGAACGCATTTAATATTCGCCAAGGACAACTGCCTGGACGTCCTGCATATGGCAGTTCAATCTATGATTTTGTGTTTGAGCCACAGACTCAAAAAACACAACAAGAAGTAATTCAAGAAATACAGAGAGTGGCCGGCGGCGATCCAAGAATTTATGTCAGTGACCTCAAATGCTATCCACAAGAAAATGGCCTGTTGGTAGAATTACAAATACAGGTCATTCCATCTAAAAACGCCGAACGCCTGAGCATCTTTTTTGATCAACAACAACGCAACGCCAGCTACGTATAACTGAGCCGTTTTTTGTCACCATAAATACTTCAAGGTGACTTAAGGTTAACAAGCATGGCAAAAACCACTAGACAAACGGCAATATTTGGCGTAGAAGACTGGAAACAGATCTATCAAACCTATCGTGAAGCTGACTTCCAAAGCTACGATTTTGAGACTCTTCGCAAGAGTTTCATTGACTATCTACGTTTGTATTATCCCGAAACGTTCAACGACTACATCGAAAGCAGTGAGTTTATTGCACTGTTAGACGTAATTGCGTTCATGGGGCAAAGTCTTGCATTCCGTACTGACCTTAACACTCGCGAAAACTACCTAGACACTGCTGAACGTAGAGATTCAGTGGTACGACTTGCCAACCTTGTTAGCTACAGTCCAAAGCGTAATACTGCGGCGCAGGGCCTGCTCAAAGTTTTTAGCATGAGCACCACCGAAAATGTTGTGGACTACAACGGTGTAAATCTTAGCAATGTCACAGTTAACTGGGCCGACCCAACCAATCCAGACTGGCAAGAGCAATTCACTGCTATTATAAATGCCAGCTTGGTAGACAGTCAACGCATAGGTCGCCCAGGCAACCGTCAGACTATACTGGGTGTGCGCACTGACGAATATGCTATTAACCTGCTGCCAGGATTTTTGCCTGTAATTCCTTACACAGCCACAGTGGATGGCGTGAGCATGCCTTTTGAAGCAGTTACATCAACGTCTATCAATCGTGACTACATCTACGAACCAAGTCCTCAGCCCAATTCGCCATTTAATATTTTGTTCCGCAATGATCAGCTGGGGTTTGACAGCGCCAACACAGGATATTTCTTTGCGTTCAAGCAAGGCACACTGACCAACACAGACTTTAACCTAGCTGAACGTATCAGTAACCGCACAGTAAACATCAACGTAGAAGGCGTCAACAACGAAGATCGTTGGTTGTTCCAACTTGACAACATTGGCAACATTGCTCGCGAGTGGGCCTACGTAGAAAGTGTGTACACAGCCGCTGCTGAACAACAAGTAGAACTACGTCCAATTTTTTCTACAACCAGTAGAACCAATGACCAAATTACCCTGGTTTTTGGCGACGGTGTGTTTTCAGAAATTCCTGTGGGTATTTTCCGTTGTTATACTCGTGCTAGCAACGGTTTAGAATACATCATCAACCCAGAAGAAATGCAGGCAGTATCACTGCCTATCAGCTACACTGACCGCAATGGCAACCTGCAGACCATAACATTTACTTGTGGAATCACTCAGCCAGTGACCAATGCACAGGCACGTGAAACCATTGATGCTATCAAACAACGTGCCCCTGCTCGTTACTACACACAGAACCGCATGGTCAACGGCGAAGACTATAATATCTTCCCGTTCACAGCCTACAACTCAATTATCAAGAGCAAGGCCTTGAACCGTTCAAGTATTGGTACTAGTCGCTATCTTGATCTTGTGGACAACACTGGCAAATATTCCAGTACCAACACATTCTCCAGTGACGGAGCACTGTGGGAACAAAACATATTACCGGCCATACTGTTCTCGTGGATCAATCGCAATGACATCGCTGACTTTGTGACCAATCAGGTGCAACCACAGCTGAGTGAAGCCACCATGAAGCAGTTTTACTATGCTAATTTTCAACCTAGGCCACAGCTCAACACCGCACCTACTGCACTGAGTACCTGGAATCAAAGCACTACACTGGCCAACGAAACCACTGGCTATTTTAAAAATGCCACAGGCACACCTATTCCTGTGGGCACAAATACCACAACAAATTTCAAATATGTGCAGGTAGGAAGCTTGATCAAGTTTACCGCGCCCACAATCAATGAGCAGTCCTACTACTTTGACAAAAACAATCGATTGCAACCTGGTACACCCACCCGACCTGATGAGCGACTGGACATTTGGGCCAGTCCCATGGCCATCATTGGCGACGGCTATAACAACGGACTGGGCAATTTGATCAACGGCCAAGGACCAGTTACACTCAACAATTTTGTGCCCACAGGTGCCATAGTCAGCGAAGTGATACCAGTATTTGTTACTGATTTGTCGGTGACACTGGAACAAGAAATTGGAGATCAAATTGAACTGCTACGAAACTTTGGACTGGGCTACGACTGGCTAGGTACAATAACTGGTACTATAGGATCCTGGTATTTGATTACACAGCAAAATCTAGCTACTGATGCAGAGTTTAGTTTGACCAACGCTGGTTCTACTTCAGGTACGGGCCAAGATGCCAGCTGGTTGGTACAGTTTGAAGTTGAAAATCAAAACTACACAGTGACATTCCGTGGCCTGGCCTATTACTTTGGTTCAGTGCTACAGACACGATTCTTCTTTTATGACAATCAACTGATCTACGACAGCCGCACAGGAACAGTGATCAAGGACTTTGTGAATGTGTTGGCTATGAACACACAGCCTGACAGTACTAGTCCGTTGCCAGGCGACGTATACATGACCATTATTGGACAACCTGTGGAGTCAGATGGCTACGTTGACGACTTCCAGGTCCTGGTCAGCTATCGAGATTCAGACAATGATGGTGTACCTGATGATCCAGATTTCTTTAATGAAATTGTTGCCCCCAATGTCAACGCCAACCAGAAACTGATATTTTTACAACAAACTGTGGACTTTGACAATCTACAACGTTATCTTCTAGTAGAAGAAGGTGTGGTCAACAGTGACTATGCTACCTATGATGAAATAGAGTTAGCAAAAAGCGAGTGGTCGCCGGGTCAGGTGTTCTATGCCTACAACGAAGGTACTTTCTGGTTGCTGAGTGTCAACGTAGCCGGAGTTCGCACATTGGTGCAGCAGTCAGGCTGGATTGCACGCAATGGCCGACAAGACCTCTACTTCCAGTATCGTCACAACTCTCCGTTGACAGCAAGAATAGATCCAGGTACTACCAACATTATCGATCTTTACGTGGTCACACAGGCCTACTATACAGCCTACCAAAACTGGATCAGAGATACTACAAACACAGTGACAGAACCCAGTGTGCCTACCATTGATGAGTTGAGCACAGCATATCAAGGTCTGCAGGACTACAAAATGATTTCAGACAACGTGGTTCTAAATTCAGTGGTATTCAAACCACTGTTTGGTGCCAAGGCTGCACAACAGCTACGGGCCACTATCAAAGTGATTCGTGCACAAGGATCAACCGCCAGCACCAGCGAAATAAAAAGCTCTGTGGTAGCTGAACTCAACAAATATTTCAGTATTGATAAATGGAATTTTGGCGATACATTCTACTTCTCAGAACTGGCAGCGTATCTGCATCGTCAGCTGGGTAGTATCATTAGTTCTGTTGTGTTGGTACCATTGGATCCACAAAAGAGTTTTGGTGACTTGTATGAGATTAGATCTGCTCCCAACGAAATTTTCGTTAATGCAGCAGACATAACTAATATAGATGTGATTGAGGCTTTAACCAGCACCAATCTCCGAACAGCTCCTGGTAGCGGGGTAATTTAATGTCAAGAATTAGAAGTGTAGATTTTTTACCTGAGATTTTTCAAACTGATGTCAACAAGCAGTTTTTTGCTGCTACTTTGGATCAGTTGATACAAGAACCTCAATTTAAGAAGACCCAGGGCTTTATTGGCCGCACAGTGGGACCTGGGGTCAACCCCAACGACCGTTATGTGATCGAGCCTAATCGTGTTCGCGCTGACTATCAGCTAGAAGCAGGTGTGATCAGTCTTGAACCAGGCACAGGTAAAATTCAAGATGCTATTACCTATCCTGGTCTGCTGGATAGCATAGCTTATCAGACGGGTAGTCCTGGACTGACTAGTGGCATTATCTCTACCGAAGGTGGCGACAGTATTCGTCCAGACCGACTGTTCGAAAGCCAATACTACACTTGGGACCCGTTCATTAACTGGGATACCTTTATCAACTTCAGTCAGTATTTCTGGTTGCCCAATGGCCCAGATGCTGTGACTGTGGCTGCTTCTACTGTACCAGCTACCAACAACTTCACAGTTACTCGTTCTAACGATTATTATAACTTTTCTGGAGTACAAGGCAACGATCCTACTATTGATCTTGTGCGTGGCGGCAGCTATACTTTCCAAGTAGCTCAAAATCAAAAGCAAACCATAAACTACGGAGTAGGAAACAACGGCACCAGTGCTTATATAATAAATCTGGCAGCTAACCCCACTGTGTCTCTGGTACGGGGGAACACCTACACCTTTACATTGAGTCTAACAGGCGACTATCCGTTTTACATCAAAACATCGCCTACCACTGGTCTGACCAATATCTACAGCGATGGCGTAACCAACAATGGCGCTGTCACAGGCGTGATCACTTTTGTTGTACCACAAAATGCTCCAGACGTATTATACTATGCCGCTGCAAATCAAAGCAACATGCGTGGACAATTCAATGTCATTGACGCATCATCAGGCACTGGTTCCGGCTTCTGGATCCAAACAGCACCAGGGGTAAGCGGGCGAATTCCAGCTACACCAAACATCAGCAGTCGTGATGTACTGGGAGTGACCAACAACGGTGAAGACCTTGGCACAATCACTTTCAATGTGCCCACTAAAACTGCTCAACAATTCTATTACGGCCTACCTAACGTAGGTGGCGGTACTAGTCCTTACAATGTTGACTTAATTACAGATCTTAAATTCAATCAAATTGATGGAATAAAAGTCACTGATTTCCTAGCTACCTATGGTGGCATCGATGGCATCACTGAACTCAATGGTCGCACATTAGTTTTTGATCAACCCATTGTGGACGTTGACCAAGGTGGCTGGTACAGCACTTCAATGTTTGATCCATTGAGTGCAGGCAGCACCAACAATGGTCTACCTGGTAGCTTTGACAGCTTGCCTTATGCTCTGCAAACCACAGTACCGGTGAACGAACGATATAGCGTATGGCAAATCAACTATGTAGACAACGATGGCTATGTGACTATTCAGTTGGTTAGTACTCAGTTGATTGGCAATTTAGAAAAATTTAATATTCTGTACGGTACTACATACGCCAGCACTAGTTGGTACAAAAACGATGCTGGTTTCCTGCGACAAATACCTTTGCTCAGTGCTATTCAAGATACTTTGTACTATCAAGACGGTACTAACCCAGAAATTTTTGGACGTATTCGACTAATTGAACAACCGTTGGCATCAACACTGTTCATAGAAGAAATACTAGGCAAAAAAACTTATACCAGCCCCAATGGAATTACATTTACCAACGGACTAAAAATTATTTTACGTGGTGAAGTAGTACCAGCCAGCTATGCTGACAAAGAATACTATGTATCAGGCGTGGGCACAGCCATTGAACTGTTGCTGGTATCAAACTTTGTTGTGCCTGAAACTTATGTAGTTGACGCCAACGACAGTACCGCTGCGGTAGAACCAGCTGAGCTTGACTACTTGACTATAAACCGTGCCAGCAAAGATCTCAATGCCTGGACACGCAGCAATCGATGGTTCCATATTGACGTTATCAATGCCACAGCTGAATACAACAGCACCACAGCTGATATCGACAACAGCTACAGAGCCAAACGACCAATCATTGAGTTTCGTCCTGGACTGCGCCTGTTTGACATGGGCACTGAAGGCAAGCAACCCGTTGATATAATAGATTTTGAAGAAACTGATGCGTTTTCTAATATTCAAGGTGCCACAGCCTACAGTGTTGATGGTTACAATTTAGTCAACGGCAGTCGAGTTATTTTTGCTGCTGACGAAGATGCAGATGTACGAAACAAAATTTGGGTGGTAAACTTTGTTGATCCAGACTCGATACCTCCACTAATTGCACAGCCAATTATTAACCTGACCTTGGCCACCGACGGCATAGTGCTGTTTAATCAATGTACAGTTTGCACAGAAGGTACCACACTCAAAGGACTAACTTTCTGGTATGACGGTGTTGATTGGATCCGAGCACAACAAAAACAAGGTGTTCAACAATCTCCGTTGTATGATGTTTACGATGCCAACGGTGTTAGCTTTGGCAATAGAGCTGTATACCCATCGTCTACGTTTGTAGGCAGCAAGTTGTTTAGCTATGCGGTGGGCGACACAGGAATACTAGATCCTATATTACAGTTTCCTTTGCAGTATCTCAACCTCAACAACGTTGGCGATATTGTGTTTGAAAACAACTTGTACAAAGATACATTCTTGTATGTTCGGGACAACGTGTCTGTTACTGAACCTATCAGTGCAGGTTTTGTTCAAGAATTTTTAACCAGAACAACAAGTGTTCGAGACATTGGATGGAAAGTGGCAGCCACTGACACCCAGATTCGACAACAGTTTAAATTTACCTACACTGGTGAGTCATTGAAGTTAGACATCAAAGTTGAGTCAACAGTGGCACCTTTACAAAATCCTGTGCCTCCAGTTAAAGTATATGTTGGTTCAGAATTCAAAGACCCGGACACATATACTGTTGTTACCACAGACAACACTACCACTATTACACTAGACGAAACCTATTTTGTTGGTGATATAATTGAAGTTTTAGCTTTGAGCAATCAAAGCAGTGCAGTGGCTTTTTATCAGGTGCCTATTAACCTTGAAAAGAACCCACTCAATGGAAACAGTGCAAGTTTTACACTGGGTACAATTCGCACACACTACGAAAGTATCTGCGAAAATTTGTTGGATCTGACTGGATCAATCAACGGTGCCAACAACACTAGAGACCTTGGTGACATTGGCCCGTATGGCTTGATAATTCTTCAACAGAGTGCTCCGTTGACGTTGGCTGGTTACTTTAATCGCAGCAAAGAATACAATATCTTTGCCAGCCTTCAATACAACAGTCGCGAGTATACCAAGTTTAAAAACCTGCTGATGAAAGAAGTTACTCAACTAGAGATTAACTTTCAGACCACGGCTGAACTGCTCACAGAAGCCATGGCAAATATCACCGCTGGCAGAGTAGAAACCAACCCATTCTATTGGAGCGACATGTTGCCCAGTAGTTCAGTGTTTACTCAAACAGTGTACACAGTGAGCCTGATAACGACCAACGTATTTGATACAGTACAGGTATATAATTACACTTCTGCTAACTATCTTGGCCTGCTGGTTTACAAAAACAATCAACTGTTGATTCGCGGCATTGACTATGTTGTTGCCACAGATGGTCCACGAATCACAATCACAACAACTCTGGCAGTGGGTGATAAAATCACCGTACAAGAGTTTCCAGCTACCTACGGCAATTTTGTGCCAAACACACCAACCAAATTGGGACTATACCCAGCATGGAAACCCGGCATAGTCACAGTAGACACCACCACTGGCACAGCTCAAGTAATCGTAGGACACGACGGCAGCCAAACACCTGTGTTTGGTGACGTGCGCGACGATGTGTTGTTGGAATTTGAAAAACGTATCTACAATAACCTCAAGGTAGACGGAAATCCAGTACCACTCAGTGTGTACGATGTATTGCCTGGACAATTCAGAGACACTGGTTATAGTTTTTCAGAGATCAATCAGATTCTAGCACAAGATTTTTTAAGCTACGTTGGTTGGAACAAACTAGACTACAACAATCAGAATTACATTGCCAGCAATGAATTTAGTTGGAATTATTCTAATGCTACCAACAAGCTCAACGGAGAAAATCTTCTAGGTGCCTGGCGCGGGATCTATCGTTATTTCTATGACACTCAAGATCCTTCCCGCACACCATGGGAAATGCTGGGCTTTACTATTGAACCTACCTGGTGGATCTCTACCTATGGTCCAGCACCTTATACTAATACCAACCTGGTACTGTGGGATGATTTAGAAGCTGGCCTGATACGTGATCCTGCTGGCTCGTATTTCTTGCCGCAATATGTAAGGCCTGGTCTTACTGATGTAATTCCAGTGGACTCAGAAGGCAACTTACTGAGCCCATTTGATTGTGTTGTTCAAGACTACGATGACCAGCAATGGCAACGAAGCTGGGTAGCAGGCGACGGCGGACCAGTAGAAGCATCTTGGTGGAATTCTAGTTCTTATCCTTTTGCTGTAATGCGACTGTTAGCATTGACTCGTCCAGCTAAATTTTACAGCCTGTTTGCTGACCGAGATCTTTACAAGTTCAACGATGCGTTTAGCCAGTATCTTTACAATCAACGTTACCGCTTGGACGCCAACGGCATTGAAGTCTACGGCGACGGCGTCAGCAAAGCCAGTTATATCAACTGGATTGTGGATTACAATCAGCAGTTGGGTCTAAATTCTACAAAACGATTACAAGACGACTTGGCCAATTTAGATGTTCGTCTGTGCTATCGCATGGCCAGTTTCAGCGACAAGCAGTATATCAAACTATACACAGAAAAATCTAGCCCCAACAGTCTCAACAGCACGTTGCAGATCCCAGACGAAAGCTACGATTTACTGTTGTACAAAAATCAACCTGTTGAGCGATTGATTTACAGTTCTGTGGTAGTCCAAATAGTCGAAGGCGGGTACGCAGTCTATGGTTATTCAACTTCTCAACCCTATTTTAACATTGCAGTAAGCCAAGGTATTGGTAGGTTACGTCCTATCACCGTTGGTGATGTCACGGTCAGAGTTCCTACACAGTACACCAATTCAGTGGCTCAGGTTCCCTATGGCTTTGTGTTCACCAACCCCACCAGTGTGTGTGATTTCTTGTTGAGTTATGGCAAATTGTTGAAAGATCAAGGGTTGACCTTTGATGATCGCGCCAACGGATTCATACTAGACTGGGATCAAATGGCTCAGGAATTTTTGTATTGGACACAGCAAGGATGGGAAAATGATAGTCTTATCAATCTTAACCCATTGGCAGGAAAGTTGATCATCACTAAACCAGGTTTGGTTGCTGACAGTATCGTAACGCAGACCAGCGAAAACATTTTGTTGAATCAAAACAAACGTGAACTGAATACTCGCAACTTGAACATTGTACGTTTGGGCAACACACTGAGCCTTGAGCCATTGACAGACGAAAGTTTGAGTTTTGCTGATTTTAGATTTACCAATTTTGAACACATGATTGTGCTAAACAATCGTAGTGTGTTCGGAGACTTGATCTATGAACCAGTAACCGGAGCTAGACAAAGTCGTCTTGACCTAGTTGCCTTTAACTCAACACAGTGGAATGGTGTTGTTGATGCCCAGGGCTTTATTCTCAATCAAGACAACGTTGAAGAATGGACTGGATTTAAGAAATACACCAAAGGCCAAATTGTCAAATACAAAGATCAGTTTTGGAGTGCGCAAACCATAGTGAACCCAAAATCAAACTTTGATTTCAATGATTGGGTCAAGAGCGATTATGAACAAATTGAGCAAGGTTTGTTGCCTAACATTGCCAACAAATCCAATCAGTTGCAACAGACCTACAGTGTTAATTCTGCTAACTTGGAACAAGATCAGGACTTGTTGAGTTATGGTCTAATTGGATTCCGACCAAGGCAGTATATGGCTGCACTGAATCTAGATGATGTCAGTCAAGTCAACATATATCAGCAGTTCCTTAAGACCAAAGGAACTATTCTATCTGCCGAATTGTTAAGTCGAGCAAACCTAGGCAAAGAAGCAGCCGACTACAATATCTATGAAAATTGGGCAGTTCAGCGTGCGGTGTACGGCGCCAACGCCAACCGTAGTTTTGTTGAACTACGCCTTAACCGAGCACTGTTGAGTAGTAATCCAAGCCTGGTACAAGTGATTGAACCACAGCAAGTAAGTCAAGCTGACCAACAAATTTTGTTGAGTGATGTTTGGAAACAAAGTTACAAACTCACCGGAACAAACTTTTTGCCTACCACCGAAGAAACCATCACTGATACTGCTTTGCCCAGTGCCGGTTATGTAAATCTTAATGATGTAGATATTACTGCATTTTCACTGACTGATGATAGTTCTGCCATTGAGGCAGCCCTTGGTGCAGTCAAGGTTGGATCAGATCTGTGGGTAGCCAAGGTCAACACCTATGATTGGGATGTATTCCGTTGCGTACAAGTTCCTGGATATATTGATCACGTCTGTGACAATCTTGACGGAACCAGTATTGCAAGATTTACCAAGGCACACGGACTAGTTCCAAGTGACCAACTGATCATCAGAGAATTTGATCCGTTGGTAGACGGTGTCTACACAGTGTTAGAAACACCAGACATCAACAGTGTTGTTATTGCGTATACGTTTGTTGGATCGCAGAGCGTGATTGAAGGTGTGGGCATTGGTTTTAGCTTGCAATCAGAGCGAGTAGCACAGGCCAGTGATATAATCAATCTTCCCTACGCTAATGATATTACCACAGGCAACAAAGTCTGGGTAGACAACAACGGCAACGGTCGCTGGGCAGTACTGGAAAAACAAAATCCGTTCTCAGACATTACTGAACTTGCGCCGCAACTTTTAGATGCCACAGAAGAGTACGGAGTAGCTGTAGCCCAGGCCAAAAATAGATTGGCAGCATTGGTAGGCAGTCCACGATACGGATTTAACGTTGGTGCTGAAAAAGGCGGAGTGTATGTTTACGTTAAAAACTACGGTGATCAATACATTCCTGTCAGTCCGCTAGATCAAGGAGATGCTGTACTCACACTTGACGTTACTGGAGCCCTAGGCTACGGTAATGCGGTGGACTTTGGAAATCAAACCTGGGCTATAGCTGGCGCCAGCAAGAGTCTAGGACCCGCAGGACAAGCAGATGTAGGTTATGCTGCAATCATTTATCGTGATCCTACACTGGGAGAACCAGGAGTAAATCCATATGCACAATGGCAACTCATTGTGCCTGAAGATTTAGATACCCTGGGAGAGTTTGGTCACAGTGTTACCGTGAGCACAGATGAGCGCTGGGCTTATGTTGGAGCACCAGGAGCCAACAAAGTCTATGCCTATGGACGTGTGGATTGGGAAGACCAATTTGTACAGGCATTGGGCAACGGAACAACCAAGACTTATCAAATTGGTAATGTTATTCAAATCAATGCCAACACACAGTTAACAGTCACACTTGACGACACTGTGCAGTTTCTCACCACTGACTATACTGTAGCCGCTGATTTCAACTCTGTAACATTTACAACTGCTCCAGCAGCAGGTGTAGTGGTCAAAATACAAAGAATCAATCGTCTTAACGTGGATGGTGGTACCTATTTCAACGTAACTCAAAGCTCTACCACTGGTGGCGGCTCTGGAGCAACATTTACAATTGAACGAATCAGAGGCCAAGTAGGACAGCTTCCGGGAGCTCCAACTATCAAGGGTAGAGTGGGTCTAGTGGCTGGAGGTATAGGTTACGCAGCCGGCAATACTGTTAGATTTGCTCCAAGCAAATTTGGCGGAACTGGAACCAGTCCCAGCAATGATATTGTTTTAACAATCACTGGAGTCAACGCAACCACCGGTGCTATCGAAGCATATACTATTGCGTATAGTGCTCCAATAACAAACACATTCTCATTGAATGAATATTTCTTCACAGCAACCAACATATATTCGTTCTCAGTGTATGTTGACGGTGTGTTGCAACGCCCACAGATTGATTACACATTTGGAGAAGATTCAACCTACGACCTTACTTTGACTTCCAGCAGTTCTGGCTACAATGTTTATGGAACTGTAATTGAAGTACAAGCACAAAGTTACTTTGATTATGTTTACACGTTGACTGTTGCTGGACTTGACGCTGGTGCAAGATTTGGTCACAGTGTGGCCACATCCACTGACGGTCGTCAAGTACTAGTCGGAACTCCTGACCGCACTGTTAGTGGCAAAGTAGAAGCCGGTAGTGTCTATGTATTTGATCGTAACGTGCAAAGATTTATCTACGGAACCGATCCAAGCTCAGTTGCATTTACAGTACTCGGAACAGTGACAGAACCAGTGAGTGTTATTGTAAACAATCAATTTTTGGTCAACGAAGCCAACGATGTTCTCAATGGCACCAATACCTTTACTGTGGCAGGGAATCTTGTGACAGTAAACACTGATTTGGCAGTTGGCGACACAGTTGAAATAGAAACCAACCAATTTAGATTGATGCAGGCTATCACACAAAATACTGTTGCAGAATTTTCTAATTTTGGACAAGCGGTAGACCTTTGTGCTTACAATTGCAGCTTGTATGTTGGAGCACCACAAGATAGTACCGCCACCTGGAAAGCAGGTGCAGTGCAACGCAGTGTAAATCAAAGTCGCAGCTATGGTACAATCACTGCCACAGTGGCCAACCCAAGTATCACAGTCGGCGACACACTGAGAGTCAACAACATTGACGTTGCAGTACCGTCAGCTGGCACACTGACCAGTTTTGCTTCGGCTATCAATGCTGATGTTCCCAATGTGATTGCAACTGTCAACAACGGTTTGTTGACTTTGAAAGTAAAAAATGCTGCCGCAGCCTCGCCTACAGACCTACTACAAGTTGCACCGGGCTCAGTTGGCACTGCATTTAATGCGTTTGGATTCCAGACGTTTACCTACTCTCAGACACTGTACAGTCCTTACCCAACAGAATTTGCTCAGTTTGGTTACAGCGTGTCTGTGGATGAAACTGCGGTGAACCTAGTAGTGGGATCGCCACAGGGAACTTTGTGGGTGCTAACAATATGGGACGATGGACTGGTAGACTGGGACGGCAACAGTACCACATTCTTTAGTACCGTGGAGCAGAGCGGTAGTGTATACACCTACGATTATTTGCCTGCTGCCAACGAAAGCGCAGCCAACACAGGAAAATTTGTGTTTGGAATTCAAATAATTGATTCCAATGTAAGACCGTTGGACGGTTATGGTACTTCGGTGAGCTATGTAGACGGGGTGCTGATGTTAGGTGCTCCGGGCAGCGATGCTGTGGCCAGTGACAGTACCGCTGCTGATTACGGCCGAGTTTTTGTGTCACAAAACCCAAATAGAATTCCTGCGTGGACCACATTAAGACAACAACAACCAGTGGTTGACATTGGACTAATCAATGGAGTATTCACATACGATCGAATCACCAGTGCTCGTACTGAACAGTTTGATTTCTTTGATCCTTTGCAAGGCAAAATACTTGGCGCAGCAAGACAAAACATCGATTACATTGGAGCTGTTGATCCAGCACAGTACGACAACGGTCCAACCAACAACAATGGCACAACATGGTTTGCAGAGCATGTGGGAGAAATTTGGTGGGATATTGGTACAGTAAGATTTATTGACCCCAACCAAGATGATATCGTATATGCCAGCCGACGCTGGGGACAACTGTTCCCTGGTAGTACTGTAGACATTTATCAGTGGGTCGAAAGCACAGTACCGCCAGCGTCTTACTCAGGACCTGGAGTACCTCTCAACATAAATTCGTTTAGTTTCAGCGCTCGTCTCAGCACAGACGGTGTTGTGAACACATATTATTATTTCTGGGTTCGAGGTATAACCACAGTGGCCACTAACAAAGGTAAAACTTTGAGTGCTACAACTGTAAGTCGCTACATTGAAAATCCAAAAAGCAGCGGTATTCCGTACATTGCTCCTATCAATGCCAGCACAATTGCCTTGTATAATGCCGCAAACATCATCGAAGCGCAGGATACCATAATCAACATTGAGTATGATCGTGAGTATACCACCAACAATGTTCACGTAGAGTATGAGCTGATTGCGCAAGACAAGTCCGACGGCTTCTTGAGCGACGGATTATATCGTAAATTACAGGACAGTTTCTGCGGAGTTGACACAGCAGGTAATCTTGTACCAGATCCTAACTTGAACGCAGCAGAACGATACGGTGTCCAATTCCGTCCGCGCCAGTCAATGTTTGTGGATCGCTTTGAAGCTCTGAAAAATTATTTACAACGTGCCAATGCAGTGTTGGCCATGTACACTATTTCCGAAAGTAGAAGTTTTAATCTGCTGAATTCCAGCGATCCTGAGCCAGATTCCACCACCCCTGGACAGACTGAGCCAAACTGGAACATGCGTGTAGCCAACTTGGAAATTTTGAGTTTCCAAAACATATATGCTGTGCCAATTGGTTATAGATATCTAGTAGCCAGCGACAGTAGCAACAACGGTCTGTGGACAATCTATCAAGTGCAATACGTACAAAACGGACTATTTGATGCTCGAGAGTTAGTACTAATCAAGGTACAAAACTATGACACCAAACGTTACTGGAGTTACATTGACTGGTACTTGCCGGGATACAACCCATCTACTAAAGTAACTGCAGAAGTTCCTAACTTCAGTACGTTAGACACCTTGTCTGTTCCTGTGGGAACCAGTGTGCGAGTGACTGCTAACGCACAAGGTAAATTTGAAATTTATCTCAGGTCGTTGACTGGCTGGGATCGAGTGGCTTTAGAAGACGGTACCATTGCATTCTCGGCTGAATTGTGGGATTATGCACTGGGACGTTTTGGATTTGACGTTGAAGTGTTTGATGCGCAGTACTTTGATCAAGAGCCAGTGATTGAAACTCGCAAGATCATTCAGGCCATCAATCAAGAACTGTTCATCGACGACCTGCTGTTAGAACGCAATCGCAGCTTGACGCTGATGTTTAACTATGTGCTCAGTGAGTTTGCAGCCCCTGAGTGGTTGGTTAAAACTTCGTTGATTGACGTTGATCACCGAATTCGAAATCTAGAACCCTTCCAGAACTATCGTCAAGATAATCAGGAATTCGTTCTTGACTATATTCAAGAAGTCAAGCCTTATCACGTACAAATTCGTGAATTTAATCTGTTGTACAATGGTCAAGACCAGTACGGCGGCGACGTCACTGACTTCGATGTGCCAGCATACTACAACACTAGTTTGCCAATACCGCAGTACACAAGTCCAATATTAAACATCAGCGACACAACTGATCCACGTTACCAATCGCCATATTTGCTCAGCACTCCTGAACCTGATAACACACTCAGCGACGCTGATCCAGGTGCGTTAATTTGGCAAACTTGGCCTTACACACAATGGTATGGCAACTATTTGCTGAACTTACAAAGAATTGAGATAGTAGATGCAGGCTCAGGCTATACAGATGTTCCAACTGTGATTATCACTGGTGATGCTGATGTTCCTGCTACTGCTGAAGCTTTCTTGACCAGCTTTGGATCTATTGCTTTTATTACTATAACTGATCCAGGATCAGGATATTTTGCCACTCCAGTGATTACATTTGACGGGGGCAACGGCACAGGCGCAAGAGCTTATCCTATAATGGGCAATGATCTTGTTCGTAGCTTTAAGACAGTGATCAAGTATGACCGTTGTTCGTATCAAACACAAGTTCTTACTTGGGATCCTAGTGGCACGTATGAAGACGGCACACTGGTACGATTCACTGATCGTGTATGGAGAGCATCTAGTCTAGATTCAACGGCTGTAGTAGGACCAACGTTTAATCTTGAAGATTGGACTCTAGTACCTGCCAGCGAACTTGGCGGCATAGACCGAACAGCTGGTTATTATGTTCCTGGGGTCAACGAGCCTGGTATAGATTTGCCTTTGTTGATTGATGGCATAGACTATCCTGGTGTACAAGTTTATGGTAAAGAGTTTGTGTCTGGGGAGACCCTGGATGTTGAGTACAGCAGCAGTTTTACTGACGTATATCTTGGCACACGAGTTACAGACATCAATGTTGATGGTGGCGAGTTCATTGGACTGTACGAAGGCCATGCACCTGAAGAACTAGTAAATGGCAGCGAGTTTGACACTGTTGATATCAAAGTGTTCACACGCCCGGGCAGTGATTGGTCTTTGCTTGACGGTGTTGCAGGAAATGACGGTCATGGATTTCAAATAGCTAGCCGTCGCTACACAGTGTCTGATGTGGGTAATGCTGTGTTTAACTGGGACGGTATTGAAGAACATCCTGTTTATCTTGATGTTGCAAACATTACTACTGGCGTAAATCTGGATCTCAGTACAGACTATACAGTTGATTGGGTAGCAAAAACTGTTACAGTTACTGGTAATATCAGTGTCAACGATTCTATATCAATCACAGCTTATGAAGTTGGCGGTGGTAGTCAGCTATATCGAGCCAATGCCATAGGTGATAACGAAGATTTCTTAATAGTACCTGTAGCAGCTAACGAAATTTACGATGTTGTGCTATTTGTCAACGGCGTGTTGACTCAGGTCAACACATGGGAAGCTTACTACCCAGCTGACGTTTGGAATCAACTCACAGCCTACAACAGATTAGATGTAGTCTATACCACAGGTCCTAGCTATTACCGTGCTATTCAAAATGTTCCTGCTGGTATTGCAATCACCAACACTGATTATTGGCAGTCTTTTGTGCCTGGGCAGTTAAGCAAGGTCAACTTGTCTACTGCTTACACCGCCAGCGACTATTTGACTTTTGTTGTACTAGGCATCACTACACCAATTCAATATTCCTGGAGCACTCCACAAACTGAATATTTTACAGTTGATGCAGCAATCAATGCGGCTCGCACTGTAAATCTTTCCAACAACACTGGCGGCACCAATCCTTGCAACGCCATTGTTGAGATCAATGGCTTACGCCTGCGTCCTTCGGAAGGCGCAGAATACATTGGAGACAACACTACCACAGGATTTGCTTTGCCAACCCGAGGTGGATATTCCCAAGGTATTGTTAATGCACTAACTGATGTGACGGTGTATGTTAACAATGTGCTGCAACAGCAAAACACTGGCGCAGGCGGAGCTTATGTAGTAACTCCCTGGAACAGCGTCAGTAATGACCGTGAAGTAGTGTTTGCAGTACCTCCGGCAGTTGGTGATCGTATATTGATTGCTGTAAGTACAGTAGCTGAATACCTTATTGTGAACTCACAACTACAACTAGTTACTGCACCCACAATTGGCGCAACTATTGCAGTGACCACTTATAACGACACAAGTCAACAAAATATTCTTACCTTGGTATTCCAGGGTCCATTGAATACTGGTATCACTGTAACTGAAAGCTATGACAGCACTACTTTTGATGCTGGCAGCACAACCGGTGCTCCAGGATCTTATGATTATTCTGCTGGTGCAATAATTCCAGACAACAATCTTGATCTTCAGCGATTGGGAGTACAAGCTGGTCGTTTGTGGGTCACACTCAACGGCTATAGACTGTTTGACGGTGTAGATTACACTGTACAGGGCCAGTATCTCATACTGGCATCTGGACCAATGGCCAGTTCTGATATTGTTGTGATAACTGAGTTCACAGAAAGCGTGGTGCCTGAGGCATTGGCTTTCCGTATTTTCCAAGACATGCGCGGAGTGCAGGCAACCTATCGCATGACTACCGCAACAACCACATTCTTAACAGCCAATGTCACTGCCAGTGCTGATATCATTTATGTTAATAATGCCAGTGCGCTGACCGAACCAGATTTGCCCAACGGAATTTTTGGTGTGTGCATGATAGAAGGCGAACGTATTATGTATCGCAACAGAAATACAGCATTGAACACCATCAGTGGACTCATGCGTGGCACAGCAGGAACTGCTACAACTGGCCACAGTGCTGGTACTGTGGTCTATAACATGGGACGCGGCAATTTGATGTATGAAGAATACCAAGATCGTATTGTAAAAGATACATCGTTGGGCGACGGTTCTACTACTATTTTCTATGCACCCAACATCAATGCTGTGCCAGAATATCCACGTGACAGCAGTACTGCTTATATTGATCACAGCATTGAAGTGTATGTAGGCGGAATTAGACAGTATCCTATCACTGAGCTTGAAACCCCAAGTCAGTATAGATACACTGTGTCTATGATAGAGCCATTGAGCATTGAGTTTATCACTGACAATGATCCAGTTAGTCCGCTGCTGGCACCAGCTGCTGGTGAAGAAGTTTCAATAACTCAACGAGTAAGCAAGAGCTGGTACGATCTTGGAACTATTTCTCCAGTCACCAGCATCGTGGTTGGAAACAGCTACTTTATCTGGGCTCTAGGAAATACCAACTGGATTGCACTGGGCGCTGAAGACGCTAGAGAAGGTGCGTTGTTTACAGCTACCGCAGCAGGAACGGGAACAGGACAAGTGCGTACTGCCAGCGATGGTATAGCTCTGCAGGAAACTGACACTCAGGCTGCAAGGTTCCTGCGTGGTTTATAACAAGGTAAATAAGTGATCATGTCAAATACAGTACCAAACAAGCAACAACCACCAAAAATGCCGGCTGCACCGCGCCGGCCCAACGAGCACGGTACAATCAGCGTACAGGGTTATTTTAGAGTGTTTGATCCAAAAACACAAAAAACCATTGTGGAGGGTCGCTCATGATAGTTCCTGGATTGGCCAAAATTGAAGGTTTTGTAAAAATTCACAACCCAGAAACCGGCGAAGTTTTTGTTGACAAGAAAAATGCTATTCACTACGAAAATATTAGTATCAGCATGGCACAAACACTGAGTGATCGCAACACCGGCTACATCTATGCTATGGCGTTTGGCAACGGTGGTAGCTCGGTAGATCCCACTGGTGTTATTACATACTTGCCGCCTAACACAACTGGCCAAAACGCTGACTTGTATAATCAAACTTATATTAAAGTTGTCAACGATAATTCAGCAGCCGACACTGACCCTGAAAACAACAAAATGACTGTGATTCACACTCCAGGCACAGTGTATACAGACATTCTTGTTACTTGTTTGTTGGACTACGGGGAACCTCCTGAACAGCAGGCATTTGACAATTCAACCAATTTCAATGGTGAATATGTTTTTGACGAGCTTGGACTCAAAGCCTGGAATGGCAGCGCAGACAATTTAAGATTGATCACTCATGTGATTTTTCACCCTGTGCAAAAGAGCTTGAACCGTCAAATTCAAATTGACTATACCTTGCGTATTCAAACGCTCAGCAACATAAATGCTGTATAAATATGATATAATTAGGAACAGGTAACTGACATGGCTTATGTAATCAACCTTACCGATGGTGCTACTTTTGCTACCATTGCAGATGGTACTATCAATACTTCTAGCTCAATGACGCTGGTAGGTAAAAACTACGCCGGCTACGGTGAGTTCTTAGACGAAAACTTTATTCACTTGTTGGAAAACGGTTCTAACACCACTGCACCCCCAGCACCGTTGACTGGTCAGCTTTGGTGGGACAAAACCAATAACTTGCTGAAAGTTTACAACGGCTCAACATTCAAAACTATTTCAGCAGCTACAGCCAGTGCCAGTGCACCTGCATCTAATGTCACAGGAGATTTGTGGTACGACACGGTTAACCAGCAACTTAAGGTGTGGACTGGTTCTGCTTTCTTAGTAGTTGGTCCGGCCTTCTCTAGTGCTACAGGCACAGCTGGCGCTATTCCTGAAACTATTAACGATTCAGGCGGCAGCCCGCACTTTGTTACCACTTTGTACGTAAACAACAGCAGACAGGCTATTGTCAGTTTAGACTCGGCTTTTACACCTGCGTCGCCAATTAACACCAACTTCCCAACTATCTATCCAGGTATAACCGTGACCAAGAACGCCAGCAGTGTTCTCAGCGGAAACGTGGTCAACACTGGTAACCTTACTTTAGGCGCAGGCGGCGCAACCACTGTTACTGTAACTAGCACAGGCGGCAACATTTCTGGCTATGTTAGTGCTAGTGGAAACGTTACAGGTGGCAATTTAATCACAGCTGGCCTGGCCACAGTGTCTGGCAACGTTACAGGTGGCAATTTCTTAACCAGCGGCATTGTCAGTGCCACAGGCAACATCACCGCCGGCAACGTTGCAGCAACCAATTACACTGGTACCGTAGTTAGCGTGACTGGCAACGTCACCGGCGGTAATGTACTAACAGGTGGAATTTTGAGTGCTAGTGGTAACATCACTGGTGGCAATATTGCTGCTACATTGCACACTGGTACCGCAGTTAGTGTTACAGGAAACGTCACTGGTGGTAATTTGATTACTAGTGGTCTAGTGACTGTGACTGGTAATATCAACAGTTCAGCTAACATTGCAGGTAGTTACTTCTTGGGCAACGGTGCATTACTAACTGGTATCAGTGCAGCGGTTAGTGTTCAAAAGATCTCTGCTGGCACAACCGAAGTTAACATTCCTAGCTCAGGTGGATCAATTTTTGCCAACGTAGCAGGAACTTCCAACGTCATGGTTGTTTCTAGTTCAGGCGCTACCTTCAGCGGCATTACTGTGCCCAGCATTGGTAAAAGCGGTTCAAATGCTGTGGGCAACATTGGATCTAGCTCAAACTATTTTAACCAGGTATTTGCCACAGCAACTACAGCACTGTACGCTGACGTTGCAGAACGATTTGAAGCTGACGAAGTCATGGAACCAGGTACAGTGGTCGAACTTGGTGGCGAAAAAGAAATTACCAAATCTCGTGCAGAACTCAGCGACTTAGTGTTTGGTGTGATAAGTACAAAGCCCGCATTTACTATGAACGGTGGAGCAGGCGAAAACGATACTCATCCTCCTGTGGCAATGACTGGTCGCGTTCCAGTTAAAGTTTCAGGTATAATACACAAAGGCGATCGATTAGTTTCAGCAGGAGATGGGTTGGCCCGTGCAGCTCGCCCAGGCGAAGCAACATCATTTAATGTGATCGGGCGTGCATTGACATCCAAGCTGAGCACAGATATTGGTACCGTTGAAGCAATTGTGAGTATCAAATAATTAGGACAAAAGCATGACATACGTAAGCGGTGGTTTAATACAGGCCACAGACTATAATGGATTCGTAAGTACCAATGCCAATGCCAACGTCAACGACGTTTGGGGCACTGGATCGGGAGACAAAGGCTGGGGGCAAAGTGCGCTGGCCACTGTGAGTGCTACCAATACAATCACTGCTACTCAATGGGGTAGTTTGGTCAACACTCTTGCCAGCATGGGAAGCCAGACCAACACCGCAATCACTGCAAGATCAGCACCCACCACTGGGCAAACCATTGGCATACTATCAGCTCTCAACACTGATCTAACCAACATAACCACTAACCGCGCATTTGCAGCAGCCAACGGTAGTCAATTTACAGGATGGACTGGCACCAATTCTAAAACCGCTGCCACATCGGGCGCACCCTGGAGCATTACTTTTACCAATACAGTAACTTTTGCTAGTGCAAATGCTGCTCGCTGGTTTTTCAATGCTGGAGGTCGAATCAAACTAGACGTAAGCAAAACAGCCACAGGTGCCACAGGCGATCCAGAATGGAACGATCTGGCCAATACCTTGTGTGGTGATATATTTTTCACCGGCATTGCTGCCAGCAAAACTATTGCTGGTGCTGCATACACTGGAACTACCAAAGTTGGCGGTTCGGGTACGCCCAACACACTGAGCACTGCTACTGGTTTTTATGCTTTGACCCCTGGTGCAGCAGCCACTATTATCTATAAACAGTTTGCCGATACTGCTCCGTACACCGCAAACTTTATTCAACACAGTGTGGCGCTGAACGCCGCTTCGACTGTTTTAACATTTACTACACTTTGGTCAGCATCAGACGGCGACCCAATTTCGGGCGGTACTGCAAGTACAGGAGCCACTCCCGGAACTGCACCTACTACTATTTGTACATATTTCCCGCCCTCAACAACATATTTGAGCAACAGTTGGGGAACACCAGCTGTAGCTGCTACAACAGTTTAATCAAAAGGGCCGCAAGGCCCTTTACTTTTCTCTTTTTTTCCTGTATACTAACATCATGGATACTGATGCCCTTGTTGCTCACGCACGAGCAAGATTTAATCATGCTGTTGCAAAACGGCTACTAAAAGAAAAATACCTGGCCAAAATGACCTTTGCTTATCGCGGTGGCATGTGGCGTGCTGGTCCTGAACTGCTGGCTGTGTTACAAACTGTGCCAGTAGAAGATGAAGTGGTTATTGTTGACTTATACGAAAACCCTGTTAAAATTGATCCACTAGAACTACAGCACTTGGCATTTGACCGTTGGCAAGAACAAATGAATGCCTGGCACGTGGAGTTTGAAGAAATGAGCAAACGTCGATGACCACCGGCGCACTGATATTTGCATTTAACAATGAACAAACCGACTACCTTGCTATGGCTCGATGGAATGCTGCAAACATTCGTAGGCACCTTAACATTCCAGTGGCCGTGGTCACAGACCAAACAGGATCTGATATTGTGGAAGGATTTGATCACGTCATTCATGCAGACCCCAAAGCGGGAGGAACCCGTTATTTCCAGGATTATGATGCCACTGTTACGTGGCATAACGCAGGCCGAGTTGATGCTTATAGTTTGTCCCCTTGGGACTGCACACTAGTATTAGATGCTGATTATGTTGTGGCCAGTGCTGCACTGCGCAATGTAATCAACGCTGATCGTGACTTTATGTGCTATCGCTGGGCCACAGACATGACCACTGGACGGGAGTTAGAAGCTCTCAACACATTTGGGCGCCATCAAATGCCCATGCGTTGGGCCACAGTAATGATGTTCCGTAGATCAAACACAGCACAATATATATTTGACTGTATGCAAATGATTCAAGACAACTGGCAACACTATCGCGATTTGTATGCCATAGACAAAAGCACATATCGCAACGACTTTGCATTGAGTATTGCTCTGGGCATTGTAAGTGGACACACCAACCATGTAAGTGATATTCCATGGCCCATGATGAGCGTCATGCCTGAACATACTTTAAAGCAAGTGGACGCTGACAGTTACGAGATTACATTTGTAGATGCTGATCGAAAACCTCAAACAGTAGGCTGGATTGGTTTTGATTTCCATGCCATGGGCAAACGTCATTTGGAGAATATCGTTGCGTCCTGTTGAAGAACAAGGTTACATTATTCCTGCGTTCAATGTAGACAAGATAGACTACGTTGATTGTGCTCGTACCTTGGCAAAAACTTTACTGGCACAACATCCCAGGGCACGTATCTGTTTGCTGACCAACGAACCCTATGCAGCGGACTATAGTTTGTTTGCCTACACACACGTTGTAGACATCAATCGAGAAAATCCCTATGCCAACGACCCTTTGGTATTTGCTCAAACACCCTTCCGCGAAACTATCAAGCTAGAAGCAGACATGCTGATTGCCAGTCCAATAGATCACTGGTGGACCATGTTTAGGCATCGTGATGTGGTGTTGTCCACTGGCTGCCGTAACTGGCGCGACGAAATCAGCACAGCTCGAGACTACCGAACAGTTTTTGATCAAAACAATTTGCCAGACGTGTACAATGCTATTACCTATTGGCGTCGCAGTGAAATGGCCAAAGAGTTCTTTGACACTGTGCGCAATATATTTGTTCATTGGACAGAATATCGTCGGCTCATCAAATACTCGCCCGATGTACCAGATACAGATTTGGTCTATGCCATGGCTGCACAGGTTATAGGGCCTGAATTGGTTACTATTCCAGGATCGCCCTCAATTGTACACATGAAACAAGCACATGCAGGCACAGCCACAAAAGACTGGACACAAGAATTGGTTTGGGAAATGAATCCATTGAGAATCAATACCGTTGCTCAATGGGGTGCGTTCCACTATAATGTTAAAAGGTGGCAACCATGATGACCCCAGATGAATTCTTTGGTGTATTAGAAAGTATGCCACAACCTCAGTCTGTATTTTATAGACTGTATTATGAAGGTGAACGCCCACTATTCTACAGCATGGAAGACTTGCCCGGTACATACATTGAAGTTACCCCTGAACAGTATGCTAGGAGCCAAATGAAAGTGCGTATTCGCAACGGAAGGATAATTCCTATCACTTGGCAAACGGCACAAAAACTCGCACCCAGCAACGCAGGCACACTGTGCCATTTGCAAGATGTTGCTATTGTTGTAAAAGAAAACGGAACCTATTGGAGCAAACGGACTTATGAAAGTTGATATCGCAGATTTAGACTGCATTTACTTAACCTATGACGAACCACAAAAAGAAGAGTTTTGGATCAAAATTCGCAACATGGTGCCTTGGGCAAAACGGGTGGATGGCGTTAAGGGCAGCGATGCTGCTCACAAAGCGGCGGCGCAGGCCAGTGACAGTGATAGATTCATTCTCATTGATGGCGACAATCTCCCCAACCCGTCGTTTTTTAATCAGACGCTTGTTCTTCCTAATGAAGAATACAAGAACGCTGTGTTCCGGTGGCGGGCACGTAATCACATTAACGGTTTGATGTACGGCAACGGAGGCCTAAGTTCATGGACAAAGGAGTTTGTGATGAACATGCAAACTCATGAAGCCACAGACGGACGAGATGAAACTCAGGTAGAGTTTTGTTTTGATCCCTTGTATTGGCCCATGCATGATTGTTATTCAACAACTTACCCCAACGGTGATGATTTCCATGCGTGGCGTGCAGGATTTCGAGAAGGCGTTAAGATGTGCCTGCAACGCGGTCGCAAACCCACGGTAGAAGAATTTAAAAATCAAGTGCTACGAAACTTAGACAATCTCACAATCTGGCACAACGTGGGCACAGATGTAGAATATGGCGAGTGGGCCATCGCTGGCGCACGTCAAGGCACCTATATGACCATGCTTACTAATTGGGATCATACCTTGGTGCAAAGTTTTGATGCCTTGGCCGAACTATGGCTCACAGTGAAAGATGGCCAACCAAGATTGCTCAGTAATCGGTTGGCCGAGGACTTGCACACACAATTGGATCTGCCAATGGCCATCCTAGAATGTGAACAAAGCGCATTTTTTAAACATCACTATCGTTTGAACTGGCACAATCAAGGTGTTATGGTTCGAGAAATTGACGTTATTCGCAAGATAGAAGGTTGGTAATGAGCAAAGGCGACCAAAGCCGATTCATGAGCAGTGCGGAACAAATGTCGCAGGACCTAGGTCCTGCGCTGTGTTTGGCTAAATGGAAGCAGGTCAGCTTTCACTTGCCCACAGGTCTAAACAACTCATGTTACCATCCGCCCCTGCACCAAATTACCGCAGACGATTTGACACGCCCTGGTGGCCTGCACAATACAGCACACAAGAAATCTCAACGAGTAATGATGATACAAGGCGAAAAGCCTGGTGAGTGTCAGTATTGCTGGAACATGGAGAATCTAGGCAAACTCAGTGACAGACATTATCGTTCAGGAGAGCCGTGGGCCGCTGTGGATTTTGAACGCATTCGTAATTCAACAGGAACTGAAGATGATGTCATTCCAAGCTACGTGGAAGTCAATTTTAATAATGCTTGCAATCTTCGTTGTAGTTATTGCAGCCCTCAGTTTAGCAGCAGTTGGATGGACGAAACTACTAGACACGGAGCATACCCAACTAGTAAACCTCATAATGATCCTGCACACTTTGTGGGTTCGCGACGCCCCATACCGGCTAGGGAAGCTAATCCCTACGTTGATGCGTTTTGGGCGTGGTGGCCCACTCTCTATCCCAAACTAGAACACTTTCGCATGACCGGCGGCGAGCCGCTGATGGACAAAAATACCTATCGAGTGTTTGACTATGTGTTGGAGCATGACAATCCCAAACTGCATTTGAATGTAACTTCAAACTTTTCAGTAGAGGATGCGCTGTTTGAAAAATACATGGACTATGCCAAGAGATTATGTACACCACGGATTGAACATTTCATGCAGTATGTTAGCCTAGACTCGGGCATTGCTACGCAAGCAGAATACCTGCGTCACGGCCTAGACTATGCTCGCATGAGTCGCAATGTTGAACGATTCTTACAGGAAATACCAAGTCGCAACAGCCTGACGTTTATTATTACAATGAACAATCTCAGTGTCACAGGACTGCGGCCCATGCTGGAATGGATACTGAATCTACGCCGGACACACAGTTCAACCTATCAACGTGTATGGTTTGATACACCTGTGCTGCGCGAACCTGCTTGGCAAAGTCTACAAATACTGCCAGAAAGTTATGTACGTCAACTAGAACAGGCTAGAGATTACATGCTGGCCAACTTGACCACAGAAGCCAATCCCCTACACGGATTCAAAGACTACGAAGTGCAACGCCTGGAGCGTGACATTGCCTGGATGCGTGAAGGACAGTTACAGTACAATAGTATAGCCAAAGCAGACTTCTATCGTTTCTTTGCAGAACACGATCGTCGAAGGGGCACAGACTTTTTGAAGTCTTTTCCTGAGATGCGAGCCTGGTGGGCAGAATGTGAGTATCATGCTAGGAATACATAAAATTTTTGTTGACGAATGGGCCGAAACCTGGGACTTGCTAAAGCCCTATGCTGATGAGGTGTTTTGGCAATGGCCTAAAGAATTGGATCCTTCTAGTGTGTACATTGTAGGTCGTGTGCTGCTGAAGCAACACTGGACAGAAATCACAGAATGGGCTACTCAGCATCCCGGACGCATTGTGTTTTCAAATCCTGCTGAAGGATCTGAAACTATACTACTGCAACTCCGACGACTGCGTATTACAGAGCATGTGCGTGACGGACGTATTGGCCTACTAACCTCCGGTGACATGGAACCCGGCTGGCGTTATTGCAAAACAGATTGCTACTTCTCTAACATAGTAGAGTTCACAGAAAATCGAGCAGCACAGATTGAAGCTGCACTGGACCACAAAGTTCAGCGCCCTTATGAATTTTTGTTCTTAAATGGTAGACTGAGACCGCATCGCAAGTACCTAATAGACCATCTAAGAGCTCAAGAGTTATTGTCAAATGCACTGTGGACCAATCTTGGTAGTCAAGTTGAAATGGCTTTTACGTCTGCGTTGGACACAGGCAAAACAGAACCCATTAGATTGTTGCCCCCAGAATACGAGATCCCACGTGCTGTGTCGCAGTTGAATACAGTACCTGAGTCGGGGTTTGTCAAACACGAGTTGTTCAACAACACCTGGGGTGATGCCATAGTCAATCATCGGTGCTACACAGACGCCTGGTTCAGTTTGGTAACAGAAACAATATTTGATTATCCGCACACGTTTCGCACAGAAAAGATCTACAAGCCTATTCTAATGGCACATCCATTTGTGGTTGCAGCCAATCCAGGCTATTTGCGAGATTTAAGAAACGCTGGATTCAAAACATTCGACACCTTGATAGATGAATCGTATGATCAAATCAATACCCCAACTGCACGAATAGAGCGTATAATAGATACAGTGCGTGACATAAGTTTGAATGGTGCTGCTAATTTCTGGGAAGCCAGTCGTGATATCTGTAAATACAATCAGCAACATCTTGTGGAATACAATCGTCAGCAACGTGCTGAGTTGCCCACACTACTAGAACAATACCTCAATGAACGATCTTGATTTTCGCCAGCAAGTACTGGATACCTTGAGTCCTAGCTTTTGTGGGGCAAAGTGGTTTAATGCTACCATTTGGCTTGGTAGCGGCATGAGCACCAGCTGCCATCACCCGCCAGCTCATTTGGTGGACATTGATAAAGTCACTACCAACCCTAAGCTGCTGCACAATACACCCGAAAAGAAAGACGACCGTGCAAAAATGCAGGCAGGCGAACGTCCCAGTGGTTGCGAATACTGCTGGAAGATTGAAGACATGGGTCGCAATGCTGTTTCAGACCGTGTGTACAAATCAAAAATTTACCCTATAGCTGCATTAAAGGAAGCACATGAAACTCCGCCTGATCAAGACGTGGATTTGCGAACTCTTGAAATTTCTTTTGATCGGACCTGCCAGTTTGCTTGTTCTTATTGTAATCCTGCATTCAGTAGCACATGGGTTAAAGACATTAGGAATAACGGACCCTATATGGGCCTTGTGTCTGACGGTCGTAATCACTTTACACATGAGCATTCAAGTGCTCAATTGTATCGCTTCGGGGAGACCAATCCGTATGTTGAAGCTTTTTTTGCGTGGTGGGAATCAGATCTACATCACACATTACAAGAATTAAGAATCACCGGCGGTGAGCCACTAATGAGCGGCCACACCTGGAAACTGATTGACTGGTTCCGTAACAATCCAGGACGCAGTCGCACACGCCTGGCCATCAACTCAAACCTGGGTGCAGATGTAGATGTGGATCGACTGCTGGATTCCATACAGGGGCTGGATGTGGACGTCTATACCAGCCAGGAAGCTGTGGGCGTTCAAGCCGAATACATACGTGATGGCCTGGACTATGTTGCCTGGAAGGCAAATGTAGAAAAGATCTTGGCCAGTGGCCGTGTGCGTACCTTGCACTTTATGGGCACTATTAACGCACTGTGCCTGCCCAGCTTGCCCGACCATTTGCGTTATCTACTGGAACTAAAACAACGCTACGGGCGTGACGCAGTAAGTTACACACTGAACATTTTGAGATTCCCCAGCTTTCAAAGTGCGCTGGTAATGCCACATGAACTACGTGCTAGATTTTCTGTAGAACTAAAAGAATTGCACTACCGCAATCAACACAATCCGCTGTTTCATGAGCATGAATTGGATCACTTGCAACGGCTGATTGATTACTTGGATGTAGTCGAAACTCCGCATTCAGAAGCATTTGACCTCCCTAAACTACTGAACGATTTTGTTGAATTTTATCGACAGTACGATATTCGCAGAGCAAAGAACTTTGCACTGACGTTCCCTAAATTAAAGAAACTCATAAACAAATGACCCTAGAAGAATTACAAACACAATACAACGTAGTTGGCATAATTGATTTGTCTGCATGGACTAACAACTACGAAACCAGCACACAGTGGCTACGCAGTCAATGCCAAGCTGTGTACCAACCAGCCTACGCAGAAAATCAACGCATTGTGTTTGTACATTCACATGATTACTATGTTAAGAATGCAGACTCTGCGGGTATCATTTTAAAGAACATACAAGTAGCACTGAATGAAACTGATATTAGCAATTATTTTGCGCTAGTACTCAGTACCAATCCCAATATTGAACAAGAAATGGCTTATATCAATTCGCAGAGTTCTGACCCAGTGCCTGTGAAATTTGAACGCTGTGTTGGCGAGTTTGTTACAAAAGAATTGACCCAGCATCCTTACAGTCGTAAAGAGCAGTATCAGTACGGATCGGCTAACCCTATAAAAATCAGCCTAAATGAAGTCAGCGAGCAAGATAAATTTTTACTCAGTGAAAGCAAGAACTTCTGCATTTACCCTTGGATTCACCTGCACGCTTGGCCCACGGGCGAAGCATATCCTTGCTGTCATGCCACACAGCATCCTGTGTATGGTAACACACGTAAAGAAACCTTGTCTGATGTATGGAATGGCACACGCATGCGACAACTAAGACAAGACATGCTGAGTGATACACCAAATGAAACCTGCCGTAAATGTCACGAACAAGAAGATTCTGGATTCTTTAGTGGCAGACAAAGTGCAAACAAACATCACGGACACCATATTGATCGTGTGCATAGAACAGGACCTGATGGCACATTCAATGAGTTTGAAATGACTTATTGGGATATTCGTTTTAGTAATCTTTGCAATTTAAAATGTCGTAGCTGTGGACATATCTTTAGCTCACAGTGGTATCAAGATCAAGCCAAGTTAGCTGGAGGTACCTGGAAACAATCTAATCCTGTGCTTAACTATGCAGGACGTACAGAAACAGACATGTGGGAACAATTGATTCCACATCTGGACTATGTGGAACAGATTTATTTTGCCGGTGGCGAACCCTTGCTGATGGAAGAACACTATCATATTCTCGACGAGTTAGTAAAAAGAAAAAGATTTGATGTAAGATTGATTTACAACACCAATTTTACACACACTGACTTGAAAGGTAATTCGGTATTTGACTACTGGAAACAATTTGATTCGGTGGCTGTAGGCGCCAGCTTAGATGCTTCAGGAGCACGTGGAGAATACATACGCAAAGGCACAGACTGGGCACAAGTAGAACAAAATCGCAGAGACATGTTGGCAATTTGTCCTGGCGTGGATTTTTATATTTCGCCCACACTCAGTATCATGAATGCGCTACACCTGCCAGATTTTCATCGTGACTGGGTAGAAAAAGGCCTGCTAAAACCGCAAGATCTAAATGTGAATATTCTTCAGGACCCCTACGAATACAGACTGGACATTGCTACTCCTGAATACAAACAACAAATACAACAGCGATTTCTTGAACACATTGAATGGTTGCGACCACAAGACCCCTTGCATAGAGCCACAGTGGGTTTTGAATCGGCAATCAACTACATGATGAGCACAGACAACACCGCACTGATACCTAAATTTTGGGACAAGACTCAACAGCTGGATAAAATCAGAAAAGAAAACATCTTGGACATTATTCCTGAATTAGCTGCATTAAAATGAGTTTGAATTTTGATAGTTTTTTTGGCGCACCTACTTCCTATGTGCCGGGACCGTATTTTTTAGCAGCAGGTTGCAGTCATACTTCAGCGGTGGGGGTAGATGCTGATCAATGCTGGGCAGGCCAACTGGCTCAACGCACTCGAATCAAGACTTGTAATCTAGCCGAAGCCGGGGGCAATGCCTGGATTGCCAGTATGCGTATAGCACAGTGGATTCTGGTCACCGGTCGTCCAGAGTTTGTTGTGGTACAATGGCCTCACCCCATACGCACAGTGATATGGAAAAACGGACAAGGTAATTCTGTTAACGTACACGACACTGAAGATCATTTATTTCACACCCGCTTGCGCTACGGTGACTCCAATTACTGGGCTGAGTGGATGCAGGCAATAATTACTACAAATGCCATTTGCGTCGCAGCCAAAATCCCCATTATAAATTGGAGTCTTGACAACGTTGATCCGCACTATCTTGCACTGTTAAAGGCCAATGGCATTGTTGTGCATGATCAAACAGATCAACCACGCTGGGAAAGAGACCGGTCGGGCTCAGATCAACGACATGCCGGGCCCTTGTCACATGCGCAATGGGCACAACAATTACAGGAAATGTTAAATGCAATTACCACACGATAAATTCTGCGTATTACCTTGGATCAGTTTGGAGGCCAGCCCTATAGGTACAGTACGTCCTTGTTGCCTAGCCGACGACGAAATTGTAGACAACGCTGGCAACAAATTTGAATTAAGTACAGCAAATTTTGGAGACATTCAAAATTCCAATCACATGCGCGATCTTCGCCAGGAGTTCTTGGATGGAAAAAAACCTCAAACCTGCCGTAAGTGCTGGAACGAAGAACGTGCAGGACGCACATCAAAACGTATGCACACCCTGGACAGACTCAAACATGTGGTCACAGATACAGAGTGGACCGCAGATGCTAAACCTTTGATGTTCCTGGATCTCAAGCTGGGCAACATCTGCAACTTGAAATGCCGTATATGCGGTTCATGGTCTAGCAGTCAATTTGCCGCAGAAGAAATCCAATGGACTGCCTCGCATGAACGCAAGCAAACCTATGCATATCAAATGTTGCGAGCTGGTGCATGGCCACAGGAAAATCAACAATTCTGGAATCAAATTGATAGCTGCCTGACAGATATTCGTTATATTGAATTCACAGGTGGTGAGCCATTTATGATTAAAGAACACTTTGCTATGTTACAAGGCATTGTGGATCGTGGTATTGCACATCAGGTAGAAATACATTACAACACCAACGGAACCATTTTTCCCGAAGAAGCTGTTGAAATCTGGCGCCATTTCAAAACTGTAGAAGTAGCGTTCAGCATCGACGACATGGGTCCTCGTTTTGAATATCAGCGCACCAATGCCAAGTGGGTAGAAGTAGAAGAAAATATAGCACGTTTCTTTGAATTGAAAAACACGTTGCCTGGGTTGAAATTACAGGTCTGCTGCACAGTCAATGTATTCAACGTCATGTATTTGCATCAAACGTCAGACTGGATTGTACAGCAAGGATTTGACTTTGTGTATTGGAATATGATGCATGATGCTTGGTATTTTTCTATAGCCACACTGCCCAAAGAAGCCAAAGAAAAAATTGATCAGCATTTTGCACGGCATGTTACACAGCCCAGCTGTCAAGCTGAATTTATTCGCATAATTGATTTTATGAATCGTGGTGCTGATTCCGACGGTGATATGTTGCGTATGAAAATACGTGACTTAGATCGTAAACGCGGACAGAATCTTGCAGACTTTGCACCCGAATTTGCAGCCATGATCAACTACAATTACAATGACACAGACCCCAACGCTCCCAAAGCCTGACACCTTGTGCATGGCACCTTGGACGCACACATATCTAAGCCCGCAAACCGAGCGTAGAATGTGCTGTGCGTCGAGAGAACCTGCACAGAACTTTGCGCAATACATAGACACAGCCGCAGGCACTGGGCGCTATATTCCTGTCACACTAGAACAGCACTGGAACAGTGATCACATGAAGTCAGTTCGTCGCAGAATGATGGCAGGGGAAACCTTGCCTGAGTGTGAAGTATGCAATGACCGACTGCTTAATACCAGCGTTTACCGCACTTACTTTGATCATTTGTTTGGGCACAAACTAGAGGAAATATATGCAAGTACCGATGCTTCAGGGCACACAAGCATGGCTCCTGTTTCGTGGGATTACCGCTTTAGTAACCTTTGCAACTTCAAATGCAGAACCTGCGGAGATATGCTTTCGTCAGCATGGGAGACCGAAGAAAAGACTCAAAACATGGTTGACTGGCATAATCCAAAAAATAATTGGATGCAACCTAATTATCGTCAACAGATCACTGAGTTTCAGGATAGTCAGGTTGAGGCCGAATTTGCTGCCGCCGTTGAGCGACATGATGTTGAAGAGATCTACTGGGTAGGTGGCGAACCCTTGATGTATGAACAACACTGGCGTTACATGCAACGCATTGTTGAACTAGGAGATGGACCCAGATTATATGCACGATACAACACTAACCTTAGCCGAATTCATTATCGGGGGCGTGACCTTTATAGTGATATCCTGGATCATATACGAGATTGGCAAATTTGCGCGAGCATTGACGGCACTGGAGCAATCGGTGAATACATTAGAACAGGTCTTGACTACGCAACGTTCTGCAGAAACTTCGAAGCAGGACTGCAACACCAGCGAAACCGACGACAGATGAGACTGGACTTTACATTGACGTTGCCGGGCATGTTTGAAGTTGATGCAATGCAGCAATTGGCCTCCAGCTATGACGTAGAATTGTTGGTCAAAGTGATATTCAGTTTTACTCCAGATATTATTATGAGTCCTTTGGCATTGCCACGACATCTGTTGGATGTCTGGGTAGATGAACTAGTGCCCAATTGTACCTCCGGTGCCATGCGCGATGTACTGCTACAGTTAAAGAACCGTCCCACATTTGAACAACAATGGCCTGAAGAATATCGTGCAGGTCTTGCTCGAGGCAAGGCTCGTGTGTTAAAATTAGAAAGCATAAGAACACAGTCGGTAACAATGACTGACATTCTGGGCACACGTCCAGAAATACTAAAATGGTGGAACGAAATTGGAATCAATTGAAATAGATCTCCGTGGCAACAGCGGAGACTGTCTAACTGTTTATATCAATGTGCACGACAACAGTTTGAGTCGTAAATGGTTGGCCGCGCTCAATGATATTATTCGTAATCAACTGCATCTAGAAAAGAACTATTGTTGGATGGGCTGGACTGAGCATGATCGCAACTTAGAATATCTTTGTACACAAGTCAATCGCAGTATTCATGCAATCAACAGCAGCAATTTAGATTATCGTATACAAGACTTTTTTAGTCCTGCCAATGTAATACAAAAAAATCTTGATGTCAATCATGACAAAATGAATCATCTGCATCGTTATTTCGAAGACCTGCAAGGAACTTCGGGTGCAATGAGCAGGTACTACACAGCCGCAGACGATCACACACGTTGGCACATACGCCAATTAAATTTATTGTGTCATGAAATAGAAAGTCTTGTGCTGAGCATGCGCAAAGATGTGCAAGCACCTGAATGGAAGCGTCCCAGCCAGTTGATGTGCTGGCTCAATGCCCCACGTTTTGTGCTAGAACAAGAAGATTATGAGTTGTTTGGTGTTGACACCATTAACCGTAGTCTTGGTGGTGTGTATGTGGGCGTGAACAAAGCAGTAGGCAAGCACCATTGGGAAGTGTTCAACGACGAAGGCCGCGACAGTCGCATCGGCGAACTTGTTACGTCCTCACTAAAAGCACAGACTGAAGCCGCAGGAGATTTTGATATTGAGTGGGCACGTGACCCTGGCGCTTACCATTGGCAAAAGACCAAATTGGCTGAATTCCGTGAATGGCTTATCGCGAACGGATTTGATCCTGACGACAAAGCCCTCACTATCGGCCATCCCAAGGTTGCTCAAGTTGATTTGCAGCGCTCATTCGGCACAACAGACTACACAGAGATATGGGCACAGCTAGCCCAACATCTGGATGTGTATAAAATACGCACCAGTTCAGCAGAAGCTACATATAACTATAACTGGAGCGATGCAGACTATGCAGAGCAACAAATAAAGGAACTTAAATGAACTGGATTAAAAGCATCTGGAATCGAATTACCTTGGAAATTCGCTATCGTAAAAAGCTAAAAGAACTACGCAAGCGCGATCCATTTATCTACAAATGAAAAAGCAGTTGTTAACAGTAGGGGATAGTTTTACCTATGGTGATGAACTTGACGATATCTATCAGGCTTGGCCTTATCAGTTGGCAGATCTACTAGATTACGAAGTGCATAACATGGGCCTAAGCGGTGCCAGCAATGCTAGTATATTGCGTAGATCACTAGAAGAACTAGTAACCAACGAGTACGATCTAGTAATCATTGGATGGACTAACCCGGGACGTATCGAGTGGAAAGACGACACTGGTATTCCCTATAACATGTGGCCAGGACATGCAGGGTCGTCGGCGTTCTTTGTTGAACAACCATGGCGGTTGGATCTGCTGAGCTACATTAGTCAACATCATAATTCATCATACCTGTATCAGCGATATCTAATTCAAGTTCTTTCTTTACAATCTTATTTTGAAGCACATAACATTGAGTATAGAATGATAGATACTGTACGCAACAACTACTATCGAAAAGTTGGCGCCGAAGAACATGATAAATTAGAAGCAAAAATAAACACTAAAAAGTTTGTAGGCTGGAACAGTTTTGGAATGTCTGAGCTAACTATGGATTGTCCACGCGGTGTAGGTAGTCACCCACTGGAAAAAGGCCATAAAAAAATAGCCAATGAAATATATCAAGGATTAAAATGAATATTCTAGGGATATCCGGCGGCTTTCACGATGCTGCTGCCACAGTAATTGATAGTTCAGGCAACATCTTGTTTGCTGGCCATGCAGAACGCTATAGTAAATGCAAGAGCGATGCTGACATTGGCTCTGCACTGTTAGACGAACTAGAGCAATACAATCCCATTGGTACTGTAGCATACTATGAACGACCGCTAGTAAAGCAACTGCGTCAATGGTACGCAGGACAGGGCATAGAGTGGGATAAACTAACTGCTCGACAAGCTGTGAACAAACAAACACAAGGGAGGTACGATCATGTGCCCATACAGTCTTTCAATCATCATCTTAGCCATGCTGCTGCGGGGTTTCAAACGAGCACGTTCCAAAGAGCCACAGTTGTGGTAATAGATGCTGTGGGTGAATTTGAAACAATCACAATATGGGGAGCACAATATGATCGAAGTGGTGTGGCAAAGTATAAAAGACTTTGGAGCCAGCGTTATCCACATTCAATTGGACTGTTCTACAGCGCAGCTACTGGCAGCGTTGGCCTACGCCCACTAGATGAAGAATACATCTTGATGGGCATGGCTGCTTACGGCAGCTCAGAACATAATCTAACACTGCAAAAAAAGCTAGTCAGTGATACTGTGAATATTAAATTCCGTGAAAATCTACACACAGGCATAGACAGTAAACACCTAGCTGACATGACAGACTATGACATTGCTGCCAGCGCACAGGCCATTGCAGAAAATTTGATCAACAATGTCATGAGCAGAGCACGTGATTTTAAGTGGTCTGACAATCTGGTATACATGGGTGGCGTTGCTCTCAATTGTTCAGCCAACAGGCATATAGGACGGTATTTTGATAACATATGGATTATGCCTTGCCCTGGCGATGCTGGCAGTAGCCTGGGTGCTGCTGCCCTGGCTTGGGGTAAAAGAGTTAAATGGACTGATGCTTATCTCGGACACAATATCGCTGGTGACTATCCTGTTAATGATATTCTCAATCATCTGGCATCTGATCTCATTGTTGGTGTTGCTAGCGGCCGTGCTGAGTTTGGTCCTCGTGCACTAGGAAATCGTAGCTTGCTGGCCGATCCACGAGGCGAGCGTATCAAGGACCAAGTAAATGCAATCAAACGTAGACAAAAATTTAGACCTTTTGCCCCTGTTATTTTGGAGGAACATGTTGATATGTACTTTGATATGCCTAGGGGTTTCCCTGACAGTAGGTATATGCAAGTCATCGCTCGTTGCCGGCATCCTCACATATTTCCTGCTATCATTCATCATGACCACACTAGTCGTGTACAAACTGTGCCGCGAGATGGAAGCGGAATTAGACAACTACTCGAAAAGTGGTACACAATGACTGGGTGTCCCATGTTGCTGAACACATCGTTGAACATTCGCGGCGAACCCATGGTCAACGATCGCAAGGACGCAGACAGATTTGAAACATTGTATGGCGTCAAAGTATGCAGTTGAGCGGAAATTTGTTGATACTGGGAGATAGCTTTTGTCAACATCCTGAATACTGGCCTGAGTATTTTGCTGGTCATATACTGGGACCAACCAGTCAACATCGTTGCCTAGGGTACGGCGGCGCCAGCTGGTGGTTTTTGCGCGACAAATTATTGCAGTTCATATCTTGTGAATCAAAGTTTTGGAACAACACAGAGCTGCTGGTTATGATACATCCTCCGCGATCACGAATTCATACTACATTAGACGAAGTTAGATTTAAAACTTTTGATCCTCCTTTGCCACGTGTTTTCAACAATGTTGATTTTGAAGAGTTAGACATAGCAGTCAAGCTTTATTACAAGTATTTTCATTCAGAAGAATATTGCCGTTGGGCAGAAACTCAATGGTTCAAAGAATTATCCACACTGTGCAAAAATAAACAAGTTATCAATCTGTTTGTAGACATAGATGTGCCTAGATCATCTGACCACTTGCCAGGAATAACAATAGATCAGTCATTGATTGGAATTCAATTCAATCAATACATGCGTACACAAGATATTGAACCATTTGATGGTATCATTGGATTTCAAAATCATTTCACGGCAAACAACAACAAAATCTTTGCCAAACAACTATATGAAATTGCTCAAGGTACAACCAAAAAATTTAACCCAACAGAATTTGAAAAGTATGAGCAATAGAGTATTCCCGATTAAAAGCGACACGGCCTGTTTGTTGAAGTGGGCCTGGTCAACAGTATATCTAGGTCAGGGCACAAGCTCAAGTTGTCACCGCACAGATCAGGCACTTATTCCCCCAGACAACTTTGCAAGCTTTCACAACTTGCCCAACAAAGTGGCAGCACGAAAGCAAATGCAGGAAGGCACTTGGCCACAAGGCGGATGTCAGTACTGTGAAAAGATTGAGCAAGCAGGCGGCATGAGCGATCGACAATACCAACTCAAGGCTGGTCACGAAGCTGATCGCACTCCTGAAGAGTTGTTGACAGACCCCACTGCCACAGAAGTTGTGCCCACTATCTTGGAAGTCTACTTCAACAACACCTGCAACATGGCCTGCTTGTATTGCGGTAGTCACTTCAGTACCAAATGGGAAGAAGAAAACAAGAGATTTGGCGTATTTGAACAAGGGCGTGTACGGTTTGGATACAATCAACCCTCCAATCCCAACTATGACAAAATGTTGGCAGACTTCTGGCAGTATCTCAGAGACAAAGATCGCTACAAGCACATACGCTACTATCAGATCCTAGGCGGAGAACCATTCTTTCAGCCAGAGTTTGACACCAGCTTAGACTTCTGGGAAAGTCATCCCAACCCGGAACTCACATTCAACATCATTACCAACTTGAAAGTGCCCACAAAGAAGTTCAAAGCATACATAGATCGCTTTGGGGCAATGGTTGAGTCTGGTGCATTAAAACGTCTACAAATAACTGGCAGCTTGGATGCCTGGGGTCCACAAGAAGAATATGTGCGCTGGGGACTTGACCTTGAGGAGTGGCAAGAGAACTGGGAATACTTGCTGGACAAAGACTGGGTTGTGATGTGCATGAACACAGCTATCAGTGCGCTGACAATTAAAACACTGCCTGACTTAGTGGAACGTATCAATGGTTGGAATGCTCGCCGCAATCCCTGGAATCCCATCAGCTTCAGCTTTATGTCAGTAATGACACCGCCTGAAATGGTTCCGGATATCTTTGGTGCTGGAGTGTTTGATGCAGACTTTGAACGTGTGTTGGCAGCCATGCCTACAGACAAACCTGGATCCCAAGAAGCACGAGAACACATGACTGGCATTATGCGACAGATACAAGCAGGCCCCAGAGATCAAAGCCGCATTGATGATCTCAAAGTTTATCTAACTGAGATTGATCGCCGCCGCGGAACCAATTGGAAACAGTTATTTCCGTGGCTTGCAGAGCTCAACTAAACTGGCGTTAAACTGAATTTGATCTGCGTAGGTATCATGTGCCGTACGCAGATTTTCTATTGCAGCCAGGTGTTCAGAGTGTGCAGGATTGACAACATCTTGGACAGCAAAGTCAGCCCATGTGCCCCAATCTTCGAGTCTGTTGACTACCCCGTCAAACCCAAAGTTAACACATAGCTCGCAGAAGTTTTGCACGTCATGATGGTTGGCTTGTTGAAACACGAACTTCAACAGCACTTCCGACTTGGTACGTTGTTGTACCAGCTTCAGCCACTCTAAGTTGCGCATTAGTACATCCCAGCGTCCGGGTCTGCGTACATTGTGATACACTTCTGCAGAACCTGCGTCCATACTGATAAAGTATTGCGTAATGTTGTCTAGTATAGGTGAGTCGCTTAATTGCTTTTCCATCAGCAAACCATTGGTAAACAATCGTATAGTTTGTTGTGGAGTCGGCTGGAACTCACGGATCAGCGGACGCATGATAGAACTTGCTAGTGGATCGCCATTGCCCGACATAACAATATGACAAGGTTCTTCAAATTGTTCTAACAGTCTTCGTGTGTGTTCTACTTGTGCTAGCTTGCGCTCATAGTCTGCGCCTTGTGAAACCATGATAGCATCACTGCGGCAACTAGGGCAAGCTAGATTGCAACTTTCGTCTATGTTGATGCTGACAACATAGCCAGTATCAAATAAGTCTCGGTTTCTAACACCGCAACGGTCTACGGCACAGTGCGTGAACTTGCCATCTACAATGTCTTGTTGTAAGGCTTGTGCTGTGGGATGTGCCCATACATCCGCTAGGCGATCAAAGTCAGTGATCCGGCCAGGACTAACAGGCAACCATGCTTCGCAGCCGCATACAAAACAATCTCCTTTCCAATCTACTACCAATTGACGACTAGGTGCATTGCAGCGGTAGTCTATGGTGTAGCCTAGTTGCGCATTGCGCGGGATTGAGTTATATGCATGCTGGTTAGCAATCGGGATGATCATAGATATGACTCTAGACCACCGCGACGACGTAGGTCCTGGGTACAGCAGCTGATGCCGCCGTCCCAGAAGTAGCTGTGACGCAACTCACTTATAATCGGATTGATCCGATGCTTCTTACAATAATCAAACACCTGCTTGTTATAAGCAGAGAAGATTACATTCTCTTCGTCAAGCACAAGACAGTTAACATCAAAAACTGTCTCAGCTACAAACCCTGTCCATTTATTTAGATACTTGTCCACAAAGTCTGTAAACTCTGCTGTGGGAGTTTGTCCTTGTACATACCAAGCACCAGGGCTTTGTTCGTACTTGAACTTGCCAACTTCCATGGCGGCCCAGATACTTGGATCCCAGATCTTGCACACATCCCAGCCAGGGAAATCACGTGCTAGATCCAAGTTAACATCGTGCTTGGAACTTAACAGCACACCAGGTTTGAGAATAGCAAACACAGCATCGCCATGTCCGTCGGTGATGGCCTCATGGATTTGATATTCTGGTCCTAACACGTTATCCACTATCCAACGGGTTTGTTCGGGCTTTAGGAAGTCTGAGTTGTCAAAGAATACATCGCGGCCCACACGCACGATACAGCTGGCACTTGCACCATTTAGAATGCAGTCTTCATCCCACTCGCTCTTGTGTGGGTTAACAACTTGATCCTTGTATTCAGCACAAATAGTGTCTAGCTCTTTCATGTTTAGTACACGCAACAGTTTGTCGCCTAGTGTGATTTGCCAATCTCTTGGAGTCAGTGGCGGTAGCGGAGCACCCCCACCTTCGGTTTGAAACCAAACAAACTCGTCCTTGGGACGCACGTCAGGTCTGCGCACTCGGGCACCATATTGCTCGATGGTCTTTTGTAGGTTGTTGAGATCCTCTTCTGTTTCATGCAGGATCTGTTGCATTTGATTACGAACTTGAGGATTGTCGATGAAGTCAAAGTAATCTGCTGGGTAGGCACGGCCCACAATAACTTCTTCTAAAGGTTGCCAAGATGTGTAACTGTTGATCATATGTTTAATTGTGCGAATAAAGTATTTAGGCGTTGAGTCTTGCTGGCGGCAAATAAACGCTGGTTGTGTACAATGTCGTCCCAGCAGCCGGTATACCAAGCTTGCATGTCTTGACTTTGTAGTTGTTGCAAGCTGGATTTGATAGCTTGCCACCTTTGGGTGTTGTTGGTTATAGTATCATAGCTGTTGTCTATAGCATGGTCAAAGGTACGATATCCCAGTGTTCGTAGTGTGGCCAATGTGTGTGGTGGACCCACAATCACAAAAGGATGACCATTTTTGATAGCTTTGAATGTTTTTTCTGTAATGAAAGTTCCATCTGACCCGTCAGCATCAAAGTGTGTTTCTAACACAACGCTACAATAGGTTTTTATAAAATGATCTTCTACGGTTATACTATGATCGTTGTGTTGCTCAACAGTCAAGTTGTCGCAGCGATAAGGGCCTTGACTCAAAAACTTTTCTACGTCTACCCCGGGCTGATGTTCGATAGGATTGTCTTGTGGATGATCACCTAATGGGAACTCGGTGTTGTAACTCCACACACTGTTGGCCAAAACGCCAGACTGGTCAAGTTCGGCCATTACACTGGCTCGCCACCATTTGTGTGTTCTATTCAGCACAAGAAATTGATAAGGCCGCTGACTTTGATGCTGTTCGATTGCAACGGCCAACTGGTTGCGACGCCAGTACAACAACTCGTGGTCAGGAAAATACACAAAATTTGGCACGTTGATTGCTGCTGTATTGCCACTGACAAATCTATAGCAGTTGATGTCAAAATTGTTTTTTACACACAATAAATCTAGCCGCGCTTTGATTTTCAAAGGGTTGTCTCCTTCGTGATAGTAAAACACAACAGTAACATGAGCTTGGCGAATGCGCTGTGCTATGTTGTTAGGAATCAACGAAAAATAATCTATGCCGAAGTCAAAAAATCCTAGTCCAATAACATAGAGTCCTGGTCCATCAGTTTGCAGTTGATACTCGATGCCGTGATCATCCATGTGTCCAAAGAGTTCGGCAGGAACAGTATATGGCCAATGACGACCAAATTCTCTCCAACTCAGTGTGTAAGGTCGAGCCTGATGTTGCGCTAGTGCCGGATAGGCTCGACCTTTAATGGTTGAGTCACATACGAAGTTCATTTAACATACTCAGTAGTTCTTTCCAGAGAATCTGTTCGAACACGCTGCCGTAGAAGTGTTCATAATTGTGCTGCACTGTTGGCAAACAGTGGCGATGTATTTGTTGACGTTCTTTAACTGAAAGACTATTGAGATCTTTAAGTAACTGGGTGACTCGTTCAATGCGTCGAATATCATCAGTTTCTTCGTCGTAGCTTTCATCAAATATACCAGCAAAGGTCTTAAATCCGTAACTACGCATGTATTCCAAACTGTGAGCTGGTGCTACTAGAACAAATGGCATTTCTAATGCAATTGCTTTGAATGTCTTTTCGGTAATGTGCAGTCGTTTACCAAAGTAAACTGTTTCGGTAGGAACGTAAACCAAACTGTCCTGTGCTTCTGCATAGTTGCCCAAACAGTAGCTACTCATAACCTGTGTGTCTTCACCTGCAAAGTAACGAGGCAACTCGGCGCCCTGAAACACTTGCTCTATGTCAGGATATATGTTATTATACTTGAGTGCTATCTGTGAGATGTCTACGTTTTCGTATGGACATACTCTAGGAGCCGAAATGTAGTTATTATCTAAACCATGCCGGAATACGTTGTACAAGAACAGCACTCTGTGATCGCGCTTGCCTGCAACAATTCTGTTGGGACTCATAAACGTACGAGAGGGTGATCTGTCAGCCGCCCTGGGGATCAGAAAAGTTTTGTCATAGCCGCGAAACCAGTCCTTGCAGGCCCATCCGTGATAAAAGTAGTAATGAGGTTCCCATCCATATATATGCGTGAGTGCAGTAACATATTCACCTTTTTCACTAACAACAACGTGACCTTCACGATGTCCCTGGATATCAAAATTGCGGCTTCGCACTGTATCGAACAATTCTTTATGAAGATCTAAATGTATAGGCTCTTGATCATGAAAAAATACAAAATCAGTTTCAGGAATATCATCCCTTCCGTAGTTGAACAATGCTTCAGGATCACTGCGTCCTGGAGGATCACAAAAGAATGTACGTGTTCCGGTTCGATACTGTTGCATCCAAGGCCAGAAGGTATTGTTGTAAATTTCGTCTATTCTAATCATGTTTGATATTTTTTATTTAGGTAAGAAGCCAGGTTTGTTTGCGCATGAGCGTGAGGCAGATAGTATTGAGCATGCACAAAGTTTGAGTCGCACAAGGTTCTTTTGGTGGGTGTCATACTTATGTGACTACTCCGGCTGGGATTGGTTTTACGAACCGCCTCCATGGCAAGCTGGTCAGAATCATGTGTGGCCTTCAAAGTGGCATCAGTATTCAGGCACATATCTCATACCTAAGACGCCCACAGACCAATGGAACTTTCATACAGAAGCTATAGCAACACAACCTGTAGACGAAAACTGGAAGGTATTGCATGCGATTGATCATGCTGAGTTTGACTTCTCCTGGCACCCACACCCACTAGACCCGCCATATATCTATGTGTGGGGCAATCAACATTGGCCAGGGGAAAAAATGCCCACAGTGGAATATTGTGTTGAAGGTGCTACTGAACGCAAGTATATGGACTGGCCAGCTTCACTGCGCCCAACAACTACAAATTGGACAACACCTGCGCTGATTGATCCTAACAGTGTGGACTATTCATGGCGGCCAGATCCACAAGACCCACCTTATATCTATGAATTTGCTACACAATGGCAACCCAATGGCGGTGCTGTGTACACAGTGCCTGGCGCTGTAGAACACAAGTATGTGGGCATACAACATCGCAGACTGCCCAACAAAGCTGCATGGAAATTTTTAGAACCAGTAGCCAGTTTTGATTGGTCATGGCATCCGGACAACACTGAGCCGGCCTACAACTATGTGTTTGGTAACCAACACTGGCCAGCTACAGAAATGCCTACCATTGTTTACAAAATGCCAGGTGCCGAATCAGACAAGTTCATGGATGTGTTGGTTGCACGCCTGTGGGGTTGCATGGGTAACTGGGAGTTGTGCGAAGACATCGACGATAGTGTATGGGATTGGACCTGGGTGCCTAATCCCAATGATCCTCCGTACATCTACGTATTTGGCAATCAGTGGAATCCTCCTGAACTCAAGGCCAGTTTGCGGTATCATGTTGAAGGCGCAACAGAATTTAAATACATGGATCAGCGCACACGCAGACTACCACAACCAGAGTTGTTTACAAATCATTTGCCTGTGGCTGAGTTTGACTACAGCTGGGAACCTGATCCCACAGATCCGCCAATGACTTATGTGTTTGGCAACCAATGGAACACAGGTGTGTTAGAACCCACAGTGACTTATACCACAGGTGGAACAGAAACCAAGTATGTGGACAACATTGCTGCCAAGATTGCGCCAGACAAAACTAAATGGGAATTATTAGATGACATTGAAGAATTTGATTACAGCTGGAGGCCTGATCCTACTGATCCTCCTTATATCTACGTGTTTGGTAACCAGTGGCTCGCTCCCGAACAGCGACCTGCTGTCCAATATCATGTACCTGCCGCTGATGAGATAAAATACATGAGCCATCCTCGTGCCAAGCGCCGAGGAGATCCTGCACGTTTTGAGCAATTGTATCCTTGCGAGTTTGATTGGTCCTGGGAACCTGAACCAGGAAGCCCTCCTTATATCTATGTGTTTGGTAATCAATACTACCCAGCAGAAGTCATGCCTACATTGACGCTGACTGTGCCCGGTGCAACAGAACGCAAGTACATGGACATAGCTGCAAAACTGCTGCCACGGCACGACAATCATTGGCACACGTTGGTAGACTGTGAATGGGATTATACCTGGAGGCCAGAACCTGGAAGCCCTCCTTACATCTACGTGTTTGGCAACCAGTGGTGGTCAGCAGAAAAAATGCCCACGGTAGAATATCATATGCCCGGGGCAACAGAGCGCAAGTACATGGATATCAATGCAGAGTTATTGGTAGACATGACACATTGGCACATCCCAGAATATGTAGACGTCACGGATATGGACTTTAGTTGGGTTCCTGATCCAGGTGAACCGCCTTACATCTATCAGTTTGCCACGCAACACCAAAAAACAGGCGGTCCACAGTATCGTATGCCTGGTGCAACAGAGTTCAAGTATGTGGACATGATGCGAGCCGAAGTTAAAAAAGAAGCAGCACCCATCTTTGAAATTGATCACTTGGATGGTGCAGCAGGGCAGATTCCCGGCACAGTCAAGAAGGTGCGTTACTTTGACAACTATCGCGACACGCTGATACGTCTGGCCAAAAGTCTAGCAGGTGAATACGAACATGTATGGGTATGCAGTAGTATCTGTGACTACACTGGGTTCGACTTCTCGTGGCATCCTGAAACTTGGCAGTCAACAATGTTGCACGTATTCCCCAGCAATGACCAAAAGTTTGGGGACACATTCTACATGCATGTGCCTACCTTTGCAGAACGTGCTGAAAAGAAACAGTTGTTGGAATGGTATTCAGTGAACTATGTGTCACGCCGGAGTGTGCCACGTAGATCCATGCCTGTGATTGAACACACTGCCGATTCGCATGTGGATGCAGTCAAGAACACAGATTGGTCAGGCCCATTGGCACTGTTCTCTACCAATGGCGTACCCATCACCTTGCCCACTGTGCCACTTTGGCGCCAAGAAACCAAGACCATTGTGCCATTGAGTGAGGGTGCCAGTGCAGTGATTGTGCCAAAAGTGGCCCGAGGCGATGTCCGAACACAGTTGTACAATTATGCACACATTGACAAGACCCAACGCAAACGCCACAGCGATCAGCCATTAGATATTGTGTTTATCAGCAACGGAGAACTCAGTGCTGACAAAAACTATCGCAAACTGGATGACAGCAAGTACAATCGAAACAATCGACTCAAACGAATTGACCGTGTAAATGGTCGTGCAGCCGCTTATCATGCCGCAGCTAGAGCCAGTGCCACACCGTGGTTCTTTGCAGTGTTTGCTAAACTAGACATTCGCATGGATTTTCCATGGGACTGGCAACCAGATCGTATGCAACAGCCCAAACACTATATCTTTCATGCACACAATCCTGTAAACGGCTTGGAGTATGGACATCAAGCCATGATTGCTTACAATCGAGATCTAGTGTTGGCCAATCCTGGTGTGGGACTTGACTTTACATTAGACAGCGCACACGAAGTTGTGCCAATCAACTCAGGCACAGCATGGTACACAGACACGCCGTGGCAGGCCTGGCGCACAGCATTTCGTGAAGTAGTCAAACTCAAGCACAGCTTGCCTGATGTAGAAAGTGAGTACAGGCTCAACATGTGGCTCAGCAATACTGGAGAAGTTCAAAACGCTGAGTGGAGCCAATGGGGTGCAGAAGATGCTGTGGATTATTATGACGAAGTAGGTGGAGATTTTGTAGCTCTTAAGAAAAGCTACGAGTGGGATTGGTTGGCTAGCTATGCGTTTATGCGACGCAACTTAACACCTGATCACTGATGTATTCAACTTCTAAGTCAGTGAGTTCAGGATACAATGGCAAGCTAAGAACTCTACGTGCTAGACTAGAACTCACGGCCAACATATCTGGGCCAGGCCATTGACGATAGACATCAATTTCATGTATAGGGCGCTCGTAATGTACACGAGTTTCAATTTTAAGATCAGCTAGTTTTTGTTTGACTGCGTTTCGATTGTCAATGTCAATTACAAACTTGTGATGTGCATGATTATGTGCGTTGTTCTCATCAATCAAGCATCGAATCTTGGAATTCTTAGCAAAGCGTTCGCGCCAGAAGTCGGATATCTGCGCTCGGCGAGCCTGCCACCGGTCAATGTGTTGTGTTTTGATCAGCATGGTAGCACAGTCAATTTCGCTCATGCGACTATTGGTTCCCGCATAGTTGTGCGTGGGTTTGCCGTTGTCTCTCCAGGCACGGGCAAATTCAGCAAGATCCGAGTTGTCTGTGACAACAGCCCCTCCGTTGCCATAACAGGCTAAGTTCTTCATAGGGTCAAAGCTAATGGCTGCGGCATCACCTATGCGTTGACAACTGTTGGCCAGCCAGTGTTGGGCAGCATCTTCGATCACAATAGTGTTGGTAGCTACCCAATGATTCCAGGAACGCACATGAGCCGAATGTGTGATTGATTTGCCATACAGACCCACTAACACCACAGCATCATAATCCACACCCTGTGGAAACTTTGTATCGTCGATGATGCCGTAAGCGTCAGTGTCAATGAAATGAATGTCCCAACCGGCACGTATAAAAGCGTTTGCTGTAGCCACGTAGGTAAAGCTGGGCATGAACACCTTGGGATGTAGTGTTAGTTGAGAGGCCCAGTATTCGGCAATAATCTCCAAGGCATGTGTGCCCGAGTGACAAGTCACAGCATATTTTGAACGATTTTTCTTGGCGAGCCAATGCTCAAATTCAGCGGTGTTGTTGCCGTTCATAAGAACTCCTGAACGCAGAACTTCGTCTGTGGCGTTCAGGACTTGATCTCGCAGTGCGTTATACTGTTTTCGGAGACCAGTAAAGGGGATGGTTAGTCCGGTTGTAGTTGACATTTCCAATAATCGCTTGTGCTTAACCATTTGTAGTATTCGCGGAAGCCTTCTTCAACGTCAACTTGGGGGTCATAACCAAGAATAGTTCTAGCACGATCAATATTTAAGGCACCTCGGCTGGGGAAGTCTGCGTCTTTGTCACGGATATCGATGCTGCCTTTGCCCACAATATCAACCACCATTTCGGCGGCCTGCTGGAGTGTGACTGAATGAGATTTAGTAATATTGTAAGTATTGTTCTTAGCCGTGATCCTAGTTGATGCTGCCACAATACCCGCTGCCGCATCATCCACATAGGTAAAGTCAAGTGTTTCTCCTGCGCCATTGACCCTGAGGGTACCACCACGCATTGCGGTGAGCATAAATTTTGCAACAACCCGATCTTCCACATCCAGCGGTCCATACACTGCCGACGGACGGATGACCACATATTCCATGCCTGTTCGTCGGGCATAATCTTTGACAAGATGTTCTCCTGCTAGTTTCATAATGCCGTACTGTCCTTGCGGCTGGCATTCGTCGTCTTCTAATACCTGATCTTCAAAGTCTCCGTACACCATGCTAGAGCTGATGTACACAAAACGTTCTACACCGTGCTTTTTGGCACTCTCCAACAGATTGATCAAGCCAGTCATCATTACTTCGCTGCCGTGTCGAGGATCAGCATTGACAACTTTTTGTCTAGGAAAGCTGGCACAGTGAATGATTACCGTGGGCTTCTCTTCGGAGATGATACGCTCCATAGCGTCAGTCTCTGTGATAGAATTTGGATACCATGTGTGTGGTTTGAGTTTTTTAAGTCGCTCACTCATCAAGTAATCAACTTCACTCTGTGGGATGATCCCATAGGTAGTGTGAGTATCTACTACCACAACTTCGTCTTCACGTTGTTGTAGGCGAGCCACAACATTGTGCCCAATAAGACCGTGCCCGCCTGTTACTAAAAATTTGCTCATCTATTCTCCCATTTTAGTTTAAACATCATATACACTTGATCGTCCATCACATAGAATCTACCACTATCGGTATAGTTCCATCTAGCACCTTTTTGTCCAAATGTTTTAAACAACCAATCTTTTTGTGCAGAACTTAATACTCCTGAGCTTCTGTACTGTATCACAGGCACAAACTTCTTACCATCCCACACTTGTTTTTTTACCACGGCAGGAGGGGCAATTTCTACTTCAAGGTATTCTACTTGCTGATTCCACCCCATTTGAGCCTCCAAAATGTTTGGTCTGGATCGCTGAGTCTAGCTATGATTCGATATCTTTGTCCGTAGGTTGCCTGGTTTAAGTTTCGAATCCAGTAAGGTTTTTCTACAGCATGTTCCATGATCCAAGCACCTTCAGAACTTTGTTGCCATTCCCAAATTGGACCGCCAGCATATAAATCTGGATCTTCAACATCGCTTATAACAAATTCATGTACACATACATCAGAAAAACGCACTGCACAGCCGTCAATGATTTTTACTTCTTGTGGCTGCCAGTGCAGATATTCAGCGGGTTGGTTGTGATTTATTGTTGTTGCCATACTAGAGTATAGCACATGATTTCATGGTTGAGCAACTAGTTCGGCAGCCATTGGGAATATTTCTGCAATAACTTTGGCACATGCACGAGCCACTTCCATGTGCTCTTTTTGTGTGCCATTGCCTGATCTTAGTTCGATAAAGTGAATCCAACTACGCAGGGTACCGTTCATGTACATGCGACTCACTGTGAGTCCTTCAGGCAACACAGCTCGGGCCTGTTCTTTGGCAATGCCGTTCTTGATGGCCCATGCGTACTCTTGCTTGACACTGAATAACACACGTTGTTGGGCACGTTCCCATTCAATGGCCAACAACCGTTGTGCCTCGTCTGTCATGTCCAAGTCTACACTGTTTTGTCGATTTTTGGTGTCCTGGAATCGAGCTTCACGTAACACAAACGCCTCATCCAGTTCAGCTGTGGGATCAGCATATCGCTGACTGAACTCTTGAAAGCTGAAACTTCTGTGACGCAGAATCTGTCGGGCAATATCACGGGTGGTCACAATTTCGCAACAAGCTGACACCATTTCCAGCGGGCTCCAGTGAGCATGCTTGACCAGGTATCGGATAAGTCGTTCGCTGGTTTCTGTTGTGAACTGGTTGGCAGGGTTGGACACACGGGCACAATAGGCAATAAGCTCTTGTGCATCATCGATGCCTTGCTCAGCAAAATGTGCGGTAGGTTGGCTATAGGATACCAGGGATACATTCATTTTTAAAGGCCGTTTAGTAGTTTATCGGTTTCGGGTTGAACGATTTCTGCCACTGCTACAATGTCTACCACAAAGTCTAGATCACGAATGTCATCTCCGAGTTCTGCTAGAGTACGAGTCAGAACTACTTCAATTTCTTCCATGTCTAGACCTTGACGGTGCAGTGTGTGTAAGTTGATTGTGCGCTGTCTTTTACCAGACAGTTTTACAATCACTTTTTTAATACATTCAAGTGGGACCTCGGTCTTGTTGACCTCGTTGATTAAATTTTCCCACTTGTTGAGTGCGTCTTCACTGAATTGCATCCGCGGTCACTGCCTTTGCTTTTGGGCGACCGCGCTTGGTAGGTTTTGCAGCGGTTGTAGACACTGGTGCAGGTTCTGCAAAGTTGTCTAGGTTTACATTAGAATACATGCGTTGAGCTTCTTTCTTCATGCGGGCTGCTTCCGCTATGAGACCTTTGGCTTCAACTTCCATTTTCTTGGCCTGAGCTAGCATGTTGGTTGCAAGGGCCTTGTCATCTAGTGCACCGTCGGCATTCATTGGTGGAGGTGTTTGACCTTTGTCTCTTAACGCCGCTTCTTGTTCTAAACGACGACGTTTGTACTCTCGTTCTTGGTCTCGCTTGACACTTGGATCAACCATGCCTTTGCTGTTGTCCAACTGCTCCAAACGTTTGCGAGCATCGTCGCCCATTTCCATCTCACGAACAATACGATTGAGTTCGTCTAGTTTCACAGAGCTTGTGGCATTAGGAGTCACAATGACCTGGCTGGAAGGAATCTTCTTGATCATGCCTTCTCGATGCAGGGCTTCCAACTGCGGGCGTCCGTCGGGCAACAGTCCTCGATGCAGTGCGTCTGCTAGATTGTTGGCCTGTTGTCCCACAGGGCTTTCCAAGGTCTTCATGATTGAGTCATGAATATGTGTGGGCAGTGTTTCGGGATAAATCACAAGACACATGTGATCCTCGCCGGGTACTTCTCTAAATAAGATAGCGACCTTGCGATCGCCGTGACGTCCAATATGTTTAAGCATTTGTTTCTCCTTGTGCTTGTGCAGTCTGTTGTTCCTGTACGTGAGCTGTGCTGGCTTCTATAAAGCCAGCAATTTTCTCGTAGAGTTCTCCTACAGATTTGAGTTCATGAGCTTTGAACGCACCACGTGCGCTGGCAGCTTCAATGAGATTCTTTACGGATATAATATCGTTAAGGGTGAGTTGAGCATTTTCCATACAGATATTTAAGTGGAATATGTTTGTGTAGAATTTTTATTCTACTCCGAAATGGTCTTTGAGAGCCTGAACAGAACGCTCAATTGTACATTTTACTGTTCCTAAATCATGTGTAGTATACGCACACTGAGTTCCGGTGTTCTCTACAACCGTGATTGCCTGTTTGACAACCGTGTCTAGAAGTTGCGCAACCTCTTCGATGCCAACCCATTTACCGCTGGTGTCTTTTTTTAAAGTTTCTAGTAGTGTTTGATTCATGAAATTTTCCAATAGTATTCTGGTGTGTGTTGATGTTGTATTATAAATGATGTGTCTGGCCATGTGCCGTGTTGTAATCTGTGTAACATATGATTATACACGATTTCATTGGTTTCTGCAGTCATATGGCAAATCATGTTTTTCTCTGGGTACGGCATCACTCCATGATTACGATCTATTTTAATTTTGTACGCTGAACCAAAAGATTCACACATTGGCATATAGTATCTGCTCAACAACGACCAGTCATTAAACCATCCTGCATTGTGAGACATCACAAGAATGGTGTCTGGTCTTACAGCCATGACTCGATCAATCATTAAAGAACATATCTGCTGATCAGTAGCAAAGTCCGACAGCTCTAGATAAAACTGTTCTAGAGCAAGAAGCTTGCTGTTGAGATCAGCAGTCATTGTTAGATTGTTTTGTTTGTAGCCTTGTTCTCTAAAATGCTTAACTGTGCCCGGAGCGTTTAAGTGAAACTCACGATTGTTGGTGCAAACAGGCAGATGCCAGCGCCCTGGGTTTGTTGCTACAAAAATTATTCTATCGTAACGTTCATGTGTTTGCATGAACATTTGATAGCTAAAATATATTGAACTGCCGCCTTTGGCATAGATGCCTACTTGGTCAAAGCGATTACACCAAGCTTTTTTGGCCAACTGTGGATTGAAATCATGCCCGTGATTGGGATCAGCCCAGCTATCGCCGTAAATTCCTATTTTTTCCATGTTTTATAGTTGCTATTTCAGCATCGTAAATTGCTGCCATGGTTCTCCACAATCCATAACGTTCACGATCAGTAAGTCCTAACAGCCACGGAGGATCAGTTTCTAACTTTTTGAGATCATAGTCACTGCGATATGACTTGCACATCTCCAATATGATTTGATCTCGCTCGTTGTTCATTGATATAGCCGAATGTCCTTGTGTTTAACAAACACAATTGTATGCACTTGACTGTTATACTTAATAGGCAAATCCAAGTGTACACTAATTCTTGGTCCTTCTATTTCATTGATCATGGTGTCATTGCCTACACTGCCCACAAACGGAATCTTGTTCCACTTGCCTATCACACGATCTCCGATGTGATAAGTGGGCTTGTAGCCCACTTGGTTAAAATAGTCAGTGAGACTGCCCATGTCAGGTCATTCGGAATCGACAAATTGCATAGTTCAAGTATGCAATTGCAAAAGAGATACCGGCCCAGAGATAATCTCCTTGTGCAAGCTCAGTTAGACCTTGCATTGTGAGCAAGCCAACCAAGAACCAAGTGATAGCATCTTGGTGAGTCACATACCATGTTCTAAATTTACTCATACAATTTTCCTTTCGCGTACGAGAGTTTCAAACTGTTCGAACAGTTCTTCAAACTTATGATGATAAACAGCAGACAATGCCTCAAAATCGGCACTCTCGGCATTCCGCTTGGCCAACAACTTGACGTCATCAACCATGCCCCAGCAACTCATAATTTGTTGTTCAAAATCAAAACGATCAGTCATTTTTTCCATTCCTTTCGAGCCTTCTGAGCTTCGCTAACAATTTTCTTGCCCAATTCCCATATAGGGTGCCAAAAATATCCTATCACTGCACCCACCACAAACCAATTCAATGCATCAAGAAAGTTTTGCATTAGGTCATCCTATCTACATTTTGTCCTGGACGATTAAGATATCGATTCATTTCGATGCGTTTTAACTCATCGGCTTCTCGACGTGCTTTGATTTGCTGTTGCTCGACCACAGCGTCATTATGACGCCGGTCTGCTTTCATTATCTCAGTACGCTGGTAGACTTGGTTGTTCCACTCAGAAATTTTATCAATACCCACTTTACTGCTCCTCGTCATAGTAAGCATATTGGCCCCATGGTGGAACAATACTGGTGGTACCGTGCAAGATAAACACAGTCTCAGTATAGTTCTCATCTCCCCAGCTACCAAACGGATAACCGTCTGTGAACATCACAAGTCGCTTGGGCTCGATCTCGTTTTCTTTCAAGTAGTTGTAAACACAGTCAAAGTCCGTGCCGCCGCCACCTTTGACTTCGTAGTCGCAGATAGTATCCAAGTTGTCGCTGTCGTATTGAGCAGGGTTGTATGCGTCAGTATCAAAAGTGATCACATGGATCCGGTATGCAGGGAACGAGTCCATGATACCTTGAATCTCACTCAAGAAGTCTTTGAGCATGCTTTCAGAGATACTACCAGAAGCATCCAGCGCCACAGCAATATCAATCATGGGATCCAGCTTCATGCCAGGCATCACAGCATCCATGTGCCAGCCCTTGCGACTGGCTCGCATCCAGGTGTAATCGCTCTTGATGGTGGATTCCAATTGCATACGCAACAGTTCACGCCAGTTCATCTTGGGCTCGGTCAAGTCCTGGATCAGTCGCTTGACACCTGCGGGCAAGTTGCCTGCACCGTCCACAGTCTGGGCCGCCGCCAACATGGCTTCTTTGATCTCGTCTTTGATGGCTTGCCGCTCGGCGTCTGAAAGCTTGGGACGACCTTTGCCTTCCTTGTCACCGTCTTTGCCACTGCCATCGCCTTCGCCGTCCAAGTGCTCGTCTATCAGTTGGTCCAACAAGTCCGACAGATTGATCTTTTTTGCGTTCTTCATCAAGGCGTCATAGACCTCTTCAGAACTCATGCCCTTGTACTTGGCATCATACAGGCAAGGCACTGTAGTAATCTTTTCACCTACACGGTGCTCAACTAAATCTGCGTTGACACAATAGTCATTGGCAATGTTCCAGATCTGCGGATCACGATCTCCGCGCCGGCCAAAGTGATCATACACACAATGGAGCACTTCGTGCCCAAACAAGAATTCAATCTCCCTGGGGCGGAGCATGTCTACGAAGCGACTATTGTAATAGAAGTGACGACCGTCAGTGGCCGCGGTGCCGCACCATTCGTCAGCATTGACCAGCTTGAGGCGGGTAGCCAAGTTGCCAAAGAAACTAGCACGAAGCAAGAGACCCACACGGGCAGTGATCAGTTTCTCACGTACCTTACGATCCAGCGCCGGATCCATGGGACCAATTAGATTGGCAAATTTTTCTTTGTCTTCTTTGGTAGCAGTTGTGCCGCTACGGGCATGCAGAACATTAGGGTTAAAATATTGCATGTGAGTCCTTGTGTGAATATGTGTATATTATAGCAAATTGGCGAATTTAAGTCAACTGTTTTTTGCCTGTAGCAAATAGTATACATTTTTGAGGTCTTGGGCGTTTTACAGCAATTCTTTAGGTGATCTCTGTGTCTTGCCCTACAGAATCGTTTAAGTAGCGCAGTATAAACCAACTCTGTGTACTTTCGTTGTAAAAATCCAGGTGTACTTGGTCCTTGTAGTGCATGGTGGGACCGTCTTTTCTTGCATGCTCGTTTGGCACTAGTCCACGATGGTAGCGATATGTGAATCCCAACTCGCGTCGCAAACGTGGCCTTATGGCCATGCCCATGCCATACTCCTGTAGGATTCGTGCATAGATATCTGACCATTCCCCGGGCCTGTGAAATACAATCAGATTCTTTTTAACTGTTACTTTCATTTGGGTGTGCCAATACAAACCAGTTTAGTTCTTTGTCACTATTTAAATAGATGCGGTAGTCATTGTACTGAACCGAATACGCCCAGTGTCGGTTGATGTCATCTTCTTGGACCGCAGTATTACTAGGATCTTGTTTACGGAGTTTCAGTCGGGCACGAGTCTCAACATCTTGACTCCAGCCCCAAGTCTGGTTCATCCAACGACGACTACGATCAAAGTCTAGTACGCCAGTGCCAACTCTTGCGCTTTTAGAGAATTCCAGCATGTAGTTAAAACTAGCTTTGTGGCTGTGTCGATGATCTAATTTGGTTACTTGATATCTCATGGCATAAAACAGAAAAGGGCCTTAGGCCCTTTTCCTATCTCCTATCAGGCAGAAGCTTGCAGGATGTACTTGCCATAACGGCTGTGAAACTCGTCAAAGTTCTTGAGCTTGGTAGGCAGGAATGGCAAGTCGTATGTTGTCAATGCAATACGAGCACCCATCACAACCAGTTCTGTCTCAAAGTTCTTCATCATGTAGCCTAGGAAGTTATCGGCCATCTCGTGAAACTCTTTGTCGGCAATCTTGTTCTCAACACCAGCCTTGAGCTCGTAGCACATGGAGATCACCAAGCTGTACATGGCACTGACCTCTTTGACGTTCAAGTCCTTGACCTTGCCCTTAAGGATGTCCACAGGGTTGGGCATCTTGCTGGCAACCTTGCGGTGAGCCATAAACTTCACTGCAAGACCTTCACCTACTGTACCAGCAATTAAGTTAGTCAGTGTGTCGTTGTCTACAGTCTCGTCGCTGAGCAGTTGGCTCACAAAAGTCCACGAGCGCGGCGTGGCAAACGCACGGCTGGCACTCTTGGCATCAAAGTCGTAGAGGTCTTGCTTGGCAAAGCTCAAGTAACCCACAACGTCCTTGTGGATCTTGTTCTGCACAGCCCACTCTTGATACGAAGCAAAGTCCACTTTCATCTCTTGGTGGATGAAACGGTTTGCCAGCGGAGTCGGCATACGATATGTAACGCCTTTGTCGCTTTCACGATTGCCTGCGGCAACCATTACAACATTGTCTGGCAAACGGAACTTACCAATTCGGCGATTCAGGATCAGCTGGTAGGCAGCCGATTGCACTGAGGCAGGGGCAGAATTAAGTTCGTCCAAGAACAAGACCACAATAGGATACTGGCTGGCCAGTTCTTCGTCGGGCAGTTCTACTGGGGGAGCCCAGTCCATCTTGCCCAAGTCTTTGTTATAAAAAGGAATACCACGAATGTCAGTGGGTTCCATCTGACCCAGGCGCAGGTCGATCATGAGTCCACCTAGCTCACGGGTAATGCCTTCTACCAGCTCACTCTTGCCGATGCCTGGAGGACCCCACAGGAACAAAGGTCGTTGTACTTTGAACGCCAAGAGCAGGGATTTACGAGCCTGGACGGCTGTGACGGTGCGGGTATCTGACATGGGATTGTCTTTCAAAAAATGTTATTAAGCAGTTATTGTAACAAATTGGGATTTTTCGGTCAACTGTTGATTGTTGCAAAAGGACTACAGTTTTCTAATTGAGTTTGCTCAACAAGTTCTGCAGCCTCAACAACAAAATGAACAGGAATTTCCAGTTCGCGGGCCACCTGTGCAAAGCTCTTGCCTTGCTCTAACAAGTACTCAATATCGAGTACTAAATCGCTCATCTTGCTCATTGCAGTTCCTTTGCTGTCTAAGTGCTTGTATTGTAGCAAATTGCGAATTTACAGTCAAAGAAAACCCTGCTCTGAGCAGGGTTTTAAAAAGTAATACTTGAGTACTACATTGTAGGACCATTGCCGTTTTTAAACCCAATTTCGCCGCCTTCTGCTTCAATACGCTTGTAGACGTCTTCTAACAAGATGGGACGGAAGTCGGTTTGCTCCACGCACACACAATGGTAACGAGTGTCGTTTTCTGTCGAGTACAACACAGCGCCAGTTCGGGCATCTACACCACGTGCTCGCTTGACACGACTGGCGTGCAAGTGTCCGTGAATGTTGGTACCAAAGCGACCCAAGCTAGCCTCATGCACAGGGATGTGACTTAAAATCATTCCGTTCAATACATGGTATGCACGTAACTCACGGAAGTACTGCCTATACTCGTCATCACGGAAGATGTCGTGGTTGCCGCGGATCAAGACCTTGTCGCCGTTCAAGCGACTCAACGTCTTTAATGCCTTACGGTTGATAACAACATCACCCAAGTGGTATACCTTGTCGCTGGGACGAACAGTGTCGTTCCAACGACGGATCATTTCCTCATCCATTTCGTCAGGATCTGACCATGGACGCAATTTCACCTCAGGATCATCCGGGTGTGTAAATCGGCACACACCAGCATGTCCAAAGTGTGTGTCACTGACTAAAAATGTAGCAGGCATAATACCTCCTTAAACGGTTATCCAATCATCCGAGTCACGGTATTCAATGCTTTCGCTACCGTCATACTCGTTTATCTTTATTTGTTGTCCTTGATCGACCCATTCCACAGCCAAATCACCAATGCCACCTAAGTAAGCATCGGGCCACTTTACTATAGCATAGGCCAATATCTGTTCTTTATTGCCTTTGAGCACAAGATCTACTAGACCCGAGTCAAACAGCATGTCAGGATATTCGTAGTTCCATGTGTACCATCCTGCGCCAAAGCCTGGCGATACCAACACGGCAATCTTTCCGTCTTTTACTAGTTTGTTCATGATAATCTCCTGGATAGGAGATTATCTCTCCCATCCTATGTTAGTGTTTCTCCAATCATTGGCGTGATCGAAGGGTTGTTCATCGCTGTCGTACGTCCAGCCCAGTTGTCGCATCAGCTTCTGCTTGACTCGCAAGTTAGGGATTCGTGTGCGTTCTGCATCCTGAAACCCCATCATCACGCCAACTTCAGCTACAGCACCTGAACGGCACAGACCAGCATAGCAATGCACAACCACGTTCATGTGATTGTCTAATGCATGTTTCAGCAGGCGCACAATCTCCGCAGCCTGAACATCACTGATTTTGGCTTCTTCAGGAAAGCCATCTTTGTCCTCTGCGTCTAAGAATTCAAAACGATGTGTTTCTCGAAACTCATGTGCAGGGCTAGGCCACCAGCTAGTAGCAGGATCCATAATTTGGATCAGCATACTGTTAGGGCCAGCTTCGTGATGAAACCTTATGGGCACATCGGCTGCGGCTACGTTTTCAATCCAAGGCATCATAATCTCCTAATGTGCTATTGTAGCACAACAGTAAATTCGGGTCAAGCTATACTAAAGTATTACTTTTTTCCACGATACCTGTCGCGCTGTTGTGGTGGTTCTTTGAGTAGGTAATTGCGACCAATCAAGCCGTGTTCGATTTCGCCCAGGGCAGTGACACCAGCACTGTGCTTGCTGAGGACCTTGGGTTGATGCCCTGAATTGAGTTCGCGAGTGCGAGTGGCTGCAATCAACACAAGGTCATATCTGTTGCCCACAGCTTCCACAGCTTGTTGGCTATTGAGTCCGGTTAGTTCGTTAAGTTTCTTCATTTGGTGGTAATCCATTGGAGTGTTTATCTGAAATACGATCAGCATCTTGAAACAGACGCTTTTCTTGTGCTGTGAGTCGATCCTTATGGGTCTTGCGTGGGTTACCACACAAATAGCAGTGAGGATTACCGCAATCCATGGCATGGTGTTTGGCTAGTCTATGCGGCTCCTTCACTGCTTTGTCTTTGCGAGTCAGGCCATGTGCTCGGGCAATTTTTACCTGCCGGGAAATAGCCACGTCAGTTTTGTGACGACGTCGTGAATTAAGGAATTTTGCTAGATCATTGCTCATAATGTATTTAAAGTTTTATTGACTGTGCAGTCCTTGATTTACTACGCTGACATCTAGGTCAAACATACTGCTCAAGAAACTGGTATAGTCTAGTACAGTATAGTCTTGATAGATGGGTTTGTCAACCCAGGGTACAAGGCCATTGGTGGTTCTGTCGCCAATTTTGACAAAAGACTCGCCTAACATGGCAGCAGTTTCGCCGAGAACTTCGCCCAGCACTGCTCGTAGGTTTTTATTTCGTTGCTCTAGGATTTTTAGAACGGGCAATTCAATTTCCATAAAAAACCCAAAGTCGCTTTGTTTGTCAGCTTGCCAGGCAGTACGATCAAATCCTTGATACAAATGCTGTCGCATAGCGTCTTGAACGTGCCGGCTCATTTTTGTTGTTGTACGAGTTTCCAGAGTTTGATTGTAACTATGAGCACGATCAACCAAAGGATCTCGACGGCAGAGATCCAGCAGTTCGTACCATCCTCGAATGGCCAAGTCTGGCAAGTCTGGTGTCCAGTAGAACGGTTCCCAGATCACATTGTCGGGAAAGCCATTGGATTTGGTGCAATAGCTGTTTAGACGCATTAGGCCTTCGGGGAAAAAGGCCTGAGCTCGTGTTTGATCTTGAATAATGCAAGGCTTGTCAGTGCCGTTGAGCAAACAGGCTCGACGCCCACCAATGCGTTTCTCCAGGCCAGGATCCTTAGCTACACTGAGCCAACGACCAAAAATCACTCCTGGCTTGGGTCTTGAATCTTTGAGTAGCTTGGCAGGATCGCTAAAGGATTCTTCAACAATGTCCAGCCATTCAATCAAGGTCACATTGGTGTTTGGATGCATCTGCTGAAACTGCTGAGCATAAGGCACAGCATGATACATGATTTCTCCATACCAGTTTGCAGGGCGTTGGCTCTGAAAGTCTGTGACGTTTTCTAGTTCAGGCACCACAAAAATTACAATGTCATCGATGTGTAGGCCTTCCTTGGCAAAGGTCTCGATGATGTTTCTACTGTCCCAGCCACCGCTGAACAGCACTGCCACATAGTCATACTGCTCTCTTATTTGCCGGGCCCGTGCGCGATACAGTTGATCCAGAGTGTGATGTTTCCATGCGCCTCGCCGGTGAGCATCTTTCCAGATCTGGTCATAGTAGTGCCATTTCACTGGTTGGCTAGTTCGTTTGGCAGCGACCAATGCGTCTCGATTGGTGTAAAATATATCATTGCCTACAGTATAGTGCCCTGACGGGCTGTATAGAACTTCGCCTACGCTGTCGGTACCGGGCACATGGCTCATTGTCGGTCCAGTATGTTTCGTTTAAAATCGTTTAACAGTTTGTCGTAGTCGGCTGGAGCACCGCCCGCTGGACGGGTGTTTACTGTGTTGGCAAACCACTCAACAGTGGCCGGCTGACTCAGCACAGTGTTAAAAATTTTGTTGAGCCGCAACAGTTTTTCTTCTGGGAAGTTTTTTGCTACACTGATGCCTTGACCGGCTACAATGCCCATCTTGTCAAGATTGCCAATGATTTTGATACGGTCTTTGTGTGTGTTGATTAGATTGTTTGTGCTGACAATTTGTGCAACCGGAACATCTTTGCGCAGTAGTCCCAGCATGAGCTCAGCATCGTTTCTAAATGGCACAATCTGTACTGATGGGTCAAGCTTCATCTTGGAGATTAACAACGGGGCAGTTGCACCAGAATACCCAATGTTCAAATTGCCACGAAGATCAGCTAGACTGTTGATTGATGATTCTTTTAGCGAGGCAAACAAGAAGTTGATACGCACCAACAAGATCAAACTCTTGGTATCATTCAATGGATCCAGCTTGAGGTCAGGATGCTGTATGTAAGAAGATACCTGTGTTCCGGTGGAGCTCACAAACAAAACATTGGGGTTGGTCCGGCTTTCTTCAAGCATGGCCTGGTATGCTACCAAGAAGTCAGCACCTGGACGGTTGATGACTATAAACTTGTAGTCAGAAATTTTTTCAGCTTCGTCGGCAATCTTTCTTACATAGACATCGCTGGGGCCACCTGCTGGAGAACCAATGTAAATTTTAAATGTTTCTGCGTGTGCTAACCCTGCTAGTACAAACAGCGTGACAATGGCGGTTAAAAGTTTTTTGATCATAGACATGTTCCTAAAAGTTATTGTAACACATTGCTAGTAGGATGTCTACACACGGTGCGGCGTTCTGAGCATAGTTGTGTCAGTAAAAGGGTCACTACCCTAGGCGTCACTTGCGATACCGACGTCAGCCCTGTGCTGGCGTTGCCAAAATATTTAGTGAACAGAGTATTATTCTATTAGAAAAGGTGAGTAGTAATTGGAGTCTTTGCGATTGTCGCACTGCAATAACCATTTGTATATAGGAGTAGTAAATTGCAAACTGATAGCTCCAACTGATCCCATGTATTCTGATGGCACTATAATATCAGGGCGCTCCGGGCAATGACATTTGCCGTATTCTTCAAACGCCATTCTTAGATTGAGATTCTCAATCCAGATACCTTGTATGTGTAACATAGGAAATGCTCGTGTGTTGTCCAGATCAAACACATCTGCTAGATCTTCAACTTCGACAGTTAACTTGTAGTTGCCATTTGCTGTGTCTAAAAATTCATGCTCTATGCATACCGGTTGATTGACATTGCCATGGTACAGTGTTAGATCATTCAGCATGATTTTGACCACGCAGTGTTGAACTGCCGGCACCCACTTTTCAAAGTTAATCATGTACCCAGTGTCAAGCTGGATGTTTAATTTGGCTTTGTTGATATGTTCAATTTTGCCTGGCATGCTAAACATAATTTTCTGCCTCGCCTTCTCTATAGATATCGTTTGTAATACAATGCAAGCCACCGTCCCAGAAGAACCTATGTCTAAAAGGCACAATAACAGGTTCAATCCGGCACTGTTTAAAGAATTCAAACATGTCTTTGTTGTAGTTGTTGACCAATACTGTGCTTTTGTTGATTTGTAACATGTTGACATCAAACACTGTCTCTGCTACAAACCCTAGCCAGTGGCCAAGCCAGGTCTCAACAAAATTATTAAATTCAGCGTTGTTTTGATTGTCTGGGATCCACCAACGTCCTTGATTACTGTGCTTGAGTTGTCGCCAAGCGGGAATAGCGTTCCAGCTTTGATTTTCGATATACTTTACTTTCCAGCCTGGTAATGTGTCTGTGTAGTTTGTGTGATGATATGTACTAACCACAACACCGGGCTTGACAAGACTAAACACAGCATCGTTGTGCCCACCAATGAACACTGGTACAATAGTACGATCAGGAAACTGTTGTTTAAAATAATCGTACAGCCAAGGATCTTCTCGGCAGTCAAGTATGATGCAGTCACCGACCACAGTGGCCATTGGGGCATCAAAGTCGGTTGGAGAGATGATAGTACGATTGTGACTCAACTGTTTGATCAAACAATCAAACCATTTTGAATCGCTATTGGTCAACATGACATCTTTGCCCACAACCAATTGGCAATCTCTGGGTTGCATTGGTGGCTTTGGGATCAGAGTATAGCTGCCCGACGATTGGTAAGTCAATTGTCCTGATGTGGGATCGACAAAATTCATTATGGTCAATTCGCGATCGATAACGGGACGTTGAACACGTACTCCTAGCTCAGACAACGTGCTAGAAAGGTTAGCATAATCTTCTTCTGTTTCTCGCGCAATTCGTTGCAGACTGTCTCTAACCTTGCTGTTTTTTACAGGTTCGTAAAACTCAGGAAGATAGCTGGCTCCTACCCAAACATGTTTTAAGTCGTGCCAAGGTGCATTGAATTTAACTGGGTGAGTTGAACAAGTAGTCAAGACTGTTTCCATAGGCGTTGTCAAATTCTAATTGGCTCAATAACGGTAAATTTTTTGTTCGTATAACAGTACTGTCACTTAGTTTAAATATCCATCTATTGTCTAATAGACGAATTTTTTTGTGGGTGTATACCATGAATTGCCCGCTGTTTTGTTTTTCAGCATTGGCATGGTAATTGCTGTTTTGATCAAATTCGTAGATATAGTCTTTAAGGAACTGTTTATATCCAGGGTACCCGCGACCACGGTCAAGAATCAAGTCGCTGTGATAGTACATGTAGTTCTCAAAGTCGTCGCATTCAAAAAACCCACTCACACAGTGTTGGTTGTACGATGATTGATTCATCAAGAAAGAGTTGTCAGTGACTGAATAGACTTGACTCTTTGCTAGGCTGTAAAAACACCATCTGGCCTCCAGCAGTGTATTGATTGATCTGCCCGACAATGCAAAATATTTGTCTGCAAACTCAACTAGACTTTGGTCCTGGCTAACTTGATAAAAATAATCTTTCCAGGGCAGATATAGCGCATCGATGCCAACATTGTCAACAAAGGTCTTGTCAAGACTTGCAGTAAATTCGTCACCGCCGTGTCCAGTAACAAAGTGTCCGTCAAAGTGAGTTTGTAGATATACATCGCCGCTGATATCCAGCATCTCTATCTGAGGATACTGCTTCTGTAGCAGTTCAAAAAATTCTCTATTTTCGTAGACACTGTGCGGAGAATATAAAATTCTCAACCGACTCAGATCCTGAGTATGACGCAAAAATGCTACAACAAGACTTGTACTATCGTGCCCACCGCTCCAGCACAAATTTAATAGTTGATCAAGACCTAGATACTGATCAACTCGATTTTTCATCATTTGTTCAAACGACACACAATTTTCGGGCATATGCCAGGGTCTCTGAACTTCGAATTTAAACGGACTTGTTGTTGTTTGTGTACGATCAACAATGTCTCCAAATGGGATCTTAGAAAATATCGAGTTGATATCTAGCAAATAATTGTATTCAGGGAATCCTTGAATTTTTTTTAGTCTGCCGACGGGAGAATGAGATATGCCCCGCCAGTCTAAAATTTTTCCAATGTATTCAGGATTTATTGCAGACAACAACGGTAAGGACATTATGAGTTGCGGTTAGTGATATGGCGTATTTCGACGCAAAGCATTTCGATGTCAATGTCATCAACATCGTTGGTTTCAAACGCTTGAATTTTTAATATGATCTGAGATTCAATCTGCGACAATTGTGATAACATACGCAGTCTTCTTTTGACAATTACAGGATCTGTTGCATAATCGATTAACTCGGTCAACAGCGTGTTCCTGTAATTGTTAACAAGATCGATGAGATTTTTTGTTGTTTTTATTTTGTAGTAGTTAACTTGCCGGATCATGACTCAGGGTCAACACTTGCACTTGAACACCCAACACCTAGTGCAAACGCACACCATTCTTCAGCAGATGCTAAATCAGGCCATGAACGAATAGCAACTTGTCGCGAACCTTCGTCGACAAAATTTATCACTGACTCAATGCCTTGTGCCTTTAGCTCAGCAATTTTTGCATCGCATGCAGATCTTTGCTCTGCAGTCATTGGCGGTTCCCAAATTACAGTTGTATAACGCATTTAAATTCTCCTAATATTCTTATTTATGGCTATGCTGCTCTCAGACCCTTGAATCGGTCGGCAGCATAGCTGGCAGCAAACGCTTCGGGCTTGACAAAAGGCACAACATTGCACACACCTTTGATATAGCCCACAGCCTGACTAATAACACAGCTAGAACCATGTAGTTCGTTAGGGTTGATGTCCAAGTGAACTTCAACGTGTCGGTCATCCAGAACTTCGGCCAGCTTGAGATACAGTTCTGAAACCTTGTACACTTCGGTCATGAGTCGCATGGCAGGCTTGCCAGGCTTGGTGTCCCACACACGTTCGCGATGTACTTCGCCAAACAGTTTGCAACCGTTGTTGCCGTTGATGTGTACCACAATGGCCAGCACATAGTCAGCATGCCATTCGCCGTTGACCTTGAGTCGTTCTGAATCACAACCCAGATAAATCTTGGTCTCCGGGCCTTGCGCTTCGATAAATGACTTGACTTCTTCTAGGTCGATTTTTTTCATACTAATTCTTTCAAAAAACTTGGTGCTCCGGGTGGGACTCGAACCCACAAAATCTGGATTTTGAATCCAGCACGTATACCAATTCCATCACCAGAGCTATTGTAATTTATGCACGATCTCGACGTGCTGAGCCAATTCGGCTGGCTTTGTTCCAATCGTAGGCCACGCCATCGGGACACATGCCATCTCGTATACTGTCTACTCCAAATAGACCGCAGACTTCAAAGTCGGTGCCTTGAATGGTAACAAACTGGTTCAACAGTCGGGCATGTGCCATTGCTGACTCCAGATCAGCAAATTCTAATTCATTTATTTTGTACATAGCTTATTATATAATCTTTTTAATTCATAGTCAACGATAAAAACTGCAAACAAACCGGTTTCGCTAGGGCGTGTGGCTGAACGCCAATCGACAATAGATTGGCTTATCACCGGCAACAACCATGGGCCTCTCACCCATGCACCTGGACCAGTAGATGTACATCACTGCACAGAGCTGTCTGGGGGATTGCCCCTACACGTTTTTTTGCTTGCAAAATTGGCGGGTTCTTCAGGAATTGAACCTTCAACTCCAAGGATTGGACCCTTGAGAGATCAGCCAGAGTGAACCCATAAATTTGGTACCCCAGATGGGACTCGAACCCACACACCTTTCGGCACTGCCACCTCAAGACAGCGTGTCTACCATTCCACCACCGGGGCAATATTTGGTAGGTCATAACGGTATCGATCCGCTGTATCTTGGATGTCGACCAAGCGCTCTACCTTTGAGCTAATGACCTAAGTGTGCTGACTACTTGTCCTATTGTACTCCGTCAGCAAAGGAGAATGCTGGTGTCCCCGACCAGAATCGAACTGATATTTTGTTCTTAGGAGGAACCGGTTCTGTCCATTGAACTACAGGGACTCGTGATCAGCTTTGGCTGTTTATTTCACGCAAACTATCCCGGCGAATCAAGAATCTGCGAGTTTCGCCCTCACGACGCACACTCAGGAACTCATGTCCTTGGAGTGTTCGAACCATGCGAACGTTATCGCAGATATAGCGCTCAAGTGTGATCTTGTTTTCAAATAGTCGTGTTTTATTTTCCATCACAGTTTCCTTTGCACTTACTTATTGGCGGAAAGCAGAGGAGTCGAACCCCATCCCTGTTAAGAGAACCTGGTTTTCAAGGCCAGTCGCAGGACCATCCCCGCTGCATTACTTTCCGTTTGATTGGAGCACAGGGTGAGATTTGAACTCACGGTTTTAGGGATTTGCAATCCCTTGCGTTGGGCCACTCCGCCACCTGTGCATAGATTGGTCTCGGTAGCAGGAATCGAACCTACGCTCGAACGTCCCAAACGTTCAGTGATACCATTTCACCATACCGAGAAATATTAACTGGGAATCATTCTAGGCAAAAAGGGCACTGCTCTGGGCCCATGCCGCTGTTGCAACAGCAAGCGAGCTTCCTGAGCGTCGTTCGCGCCCACACGGTCTGTGAACTCACGACCGTTGACTCTTACAGTTGCTTCGAATAATTTCATACTGTCTTTCAAAATTTGGTACCTGGACACGGTTTCGAACCGCGGACCCTCTCCGTGTAAAGGAGACGCTCTACCCCTGAGCTATCCAGGCAATTATGCTTTTGTATCAACCTTGGGGTTGTAGTGCGTGGGCACTAGCTCGCCCACTCGATTATACAGATATTGCACAACTTCAATGTATTTTCTATTAGTCACAGGATCCAGCACAGTGCTATACAAAGTGGTTCGATATATGTTGTTGACTATGTCTCTTACTGCTGATGTGCTTTCGACTATCATGCTATAATCCTTTGGAGCGGGGTAGGGGAATCGAACCCCTCGCTTTAGCTTGGAAGGCTAAGGTATTACCACTATACGAACCCCGCAATAAATACTGGATGCAACAACGTGACTTCTTTGCTGCCAACGGATGGGCTCACATACACCTATCAGTCAACCACAATGCATCTGTGTGCTACATCTTTGTCAATGATATTTACAACGAACGCCTGACCATGCGATATTTTACCAACATGGCTGACGCATTGAATTTCATTGAAAACATCTAACTGCATGACAGATCAAACAAACTATTGTTCGCTACCTTTTAAGGGCATGCAAATTGACGGAGATGGCGGAATCAAGCCTTGTTGTTTGTACAAACCATTTCTCGATCCTACTATAAAACAATACCACATAACCGACTATGACCAATGGCGTAGTCAGTCATTGACTAAAATTCAACGTCATGTGATCGACAACACTGTTGATACAGGATGTAATCATTGCATAAATTCTACTTCAATACCGCATCCTTTGCGACAAGTCGCCAATGGGTTTTTCAAGCATCAGCCCAGGTATCAGGCCAGTGCAACGCCAGAATGGCTAGAAATACGCTTTGGAAATTTTTGCAACCTCAAATGTATAATGTGCACTCCTTCAAACAGTAGCCAAATTGAACAGGAATATCAGACCAATACAGCACCGTACAACAAACTGGGAATCTCATACCCCGGGGCAATTCAAAAGTTTGACAATGTTGCTAAAAACTGGTGGGAAGATCCTGACACCTTTAATAGAGTAATCGTTATATTGAATCGTGCTCGCTATGTAAACTTTTCCGGCGGCGAACCACTGATAATGCCGCAACTTTACCGAGTGTTGGATGCATTAAATGCAGATTGCATGATCACATTCAACACCAACTTGACTAGACTGTCTGATCGAGTAGTCAATGACTTGAAAAAATTCAAGAAAGTGATATTGCAAGTTAGCCTAGACGGCATTGACGATCATCAAGAATGGATCCGATGGAACAGCCGCTGGGCAGACATTGATCGCAACATCAATACTGTATGTGGCACTAAAAACATAACAGTGAGCTTCAGTTACTTGTTACAACACACCACTGTGTATACCTGGCCCGCGCTGTGGAAATATCTACAACCTCTGAACAAAGAAGTTATGATATTACCTGTATACGAAAAAACTATTGGGCAAGGTGTGCTGACACAAAATTCTGTATCGCCAGAGGATATGCACAAGTTCAAAACCTGGGTTGAACACAATCCTGGTCCGCATGATCACACACTACAGCAGTGGATCAGCAACTATGAGTTTGATGCCAAACTGCATCAAGAATTTCAAGACTATGTCAACATGCTGGATCGCATACGCGGCGGCAACTTTGCTCGCACGTTTGATCCCAGCTGGCAACTTGGCGGGTCCTGAGAGGATCGAACTCCCACCCTCGGTTTCGAAGACCGAGATGATATCCATTTCACCAAAGACCCATGGTGGTTGTAGTTGGTATCGATCCAACCTCCTCGGCTTATGAAGCCGGTGCGCATCCGTCTACGCCATACAACCCGAACTGTTTGGGGTATCCAACGAGAATCGAACTCGTGATAGCGGAATCACAACCCGCGGTTTTACCACTAAACTATGGACACCATATAGAAACACACTATCCTGGACTGACTACTTGGGCACGGGCTTTGCTAAAAAGCGATACCGTCCGTAATGTGTTTTTATATGGTAGGGGCACAGAGAGTCGAACTCTGATTTACCGGTTAAAAGCCGGCTATTCTAGCCATTGAATTATACCCCCATATGGTCCCTCCGGTGAGATTTGAACTCACACTTCTCGGATTAAGAGTCCGGTATGCTACCGTAACATCTCGAAGGGATGGATCGTAACAGTTGTCTTTTACGTGCCATCCAGGACCATACGGGGGTCTAGGATGACACTAACGTTTGCCTCGTTTCATGTCATTACCTCTTTGTGTTAAAAATGTTATTATACAACAATCGCAGTTTGTTGTCAACTGTTTGGTGCGTCCCGAGGAATTCGAATCCCCAACCTCACGGCTTCGTAGGCCGGTGTTCTATCCAGTTGAACTAGAGACGCATTGAGTGGCCCCGGTGGGAGGAATCGAACCTCCATTGGTTGTATACGGACCGTGTTCCCATTACACTACAACCGGGATTGAATTGGTGCCACGAGCTGGACTCGAACCAGCCACACACAGATTTTCAGTCTGCTGCTCTACCTGATGAGCTACCGCGGCGTTGAAATTGGTCTCCGTAGCAGGGTTCGAACCTGCGACCCCAAGTCCCCCAGACTTGTGCGCTACCGGGCTGCGCTATACGAAGATAAAAAGTCCAGTGACCTAGCTCGTCAAGGGAGAGTATAGACTTGCGAGTGGTGCTCTCAACGTGATTCGAACACGTGACCTTACCCTTACCAAGGGTACGCTCTACCACTAGAGCTATGAGAGCGATTGGAGCGGGATAGGAGAATCGAACTCCTAACTAAACCTTGGCAAGGTTTCGTTTGACCATTAAACTAATCCCGCATTTTTGGCTCCCCAGGGTGGGATCGAACCACCGACCAAGAGATTAACAGTCTCCTGCGCTACCGCTACGCTACTAGGGAATATGTTTGGTGCCCCATGACAGAATCGAACTGCCGTAACCTGATTACAAAACAGGTGTAATACCATTATACTAATAGGGCTAAACTCTGGCGGTGCGACTGAGACTCGAACTCAGAACCCGGCTTTCACCGAGCGACGGATTAGCAATCCGCTCTAATACCATTATAGGACCGCACCACGAACTTTTTACTTATAGACGGCTCTGTGACCGCCTACAAAAATTGGTGCTCAGTACAAGAATTGAACTTGTAATAAACGCTTATCAAGCGTCCGTTATACCATTTAACTAACCGAGCAACGAAACTGGCACGGGTACTAGGGCTCGAACCTAGAATAACAGAGTCAAAGTCTGTGGTGTTACCATTACACTATACCCGAACAAAAACTTGGCGTACCCACTAGGACTCGAACCTAGACTGACGGTTTTGGAGACCGCGATGCTGCCATTACACTATGGATACCTATTTGGTGGACCGACGGGGGATCGAACCCCGACTAAAGGCTTGCAAAGCCCCTGTGCTCCCATTATCACTATCAGCCCAAATTTCTAAACACACTGTTGCCAATGTGTGTATTAAAGCATACTGCTGAGTCAGGCGACCGTGCAGCCGAACGTGATCGGTCCTCTCCGCGGATGCTCAATTAAGAGAGCAGTATGCTTTAATACGCTGTAATTTTTCACACTAGAAAAAGTGCTTCATCCTACAGGCCGCCCGTTTACACTATATTTTGAGTGCGGTGTTATTCCCTTGGGAATGGTCCACGTTACCAACGCACTAAAAGAAAAACCCCGGGGTTTTTAGTCCCGGGGTCCTTTTGAATTTGTGCGAGTTAGACTTTTAGAATCTTCTCGCCTTCAAAGGACCCAGGTGACCCTGGAATACTATTCGCAGATGTAAAACCGCGTGACCAGGCTTGTGTCTGGTTGCACATTGTGGGTTTCAACTGTGAATGAATGATTGTTTGCATCATAAGTCCTATTATACTTTATTTACCTTTCGAGGTCAACCTCGAATTGTTTTTCAAGTGTTGTATTTATACAACACGCTTCAAATTGGTTGCAGAGGAGGGAATCGAACCCCCGACCTCAAGGTTATGAGCCTTGCCAGATACCGCTTCTAACACTCTGCGTCAAAATTTATTTATACCAAGCTTTCTGCTTGTAGAGTAGATACACTTTCGTCACTGAGAGTGATCTCGGTGCGAACGTTGAGCTCCAGGATTGTGTCCTGAAGTTGTTGCTTGGCCTTTTTAAGGTCGCTCACAGTCTTCTTAAAGCCTGCAATGTCTTTGTCGGTGAACACACTGGTGCTCACGGTGTCGTTGTAGCCGTAGATGCGGCTTTTGGTTTCCTGCTCGCTCATCTTACGAAGCTTGCCAGCTAACACATCTGCGCTTTCGCGTACTTCTTTGCCGGCCAGTCCTGTGTAGAACTGAATTTGCTTTTCCAGTTCAGCCACAGCAGTGAGATTGCTATTTACACCTGCCTCATGATTGGCCAATGCTACACGCTGGCGAATGTTGTACAGTGCATGGGTCAGTTGTTCGCGTCGCTGAATGCCAGCTTGCACAGCAGCCACAGCACGAGCAATTTCGTCTTCGGGCTTGTGGAATTCTGTGAGAGCAACTTCGCTCTTGATGTCAATCTGTTTGAGTGCATCGTTGATGGCGTTTTGCAGAACAGCGGCTTTACGTAGAGTAATTTTCATTTTTTCTTCCTATTCAAACAACAAAAGGTGGCAAAAGCAAGGTCAAGTGACTGACAGAACAAGGTGCAAACGACCTAAGGTCTTAATCAACGTACAATCAACAACTCACAGAGGCTGATGTATTTCCGGAGATCAAATCACAAATCTGATATCCATTTACGGGTTTCCGGAACATACCAGCACGATCAGATTTTTCAGATCCGACTGAGCTATGTAGTTGCATCGTAAGGCATGAAGCCAAAAACGATACGGGGTCAGTTCTCATCTACCCTGCTTTGCCAATCAACGTATTGCTACGTTGATAAAAACTATTATGAAACACACTATCTGCGGCATTACAGCCCACGTCAGCTTAATGTGTTTTACAATAGTGCCTAAGGTTGAGAATACACCTTAAGCCAACAACACCTCGAGCATTATTACAAACCTTGCGAGTCTGCTTTCTCTCGACTTCCACTAGATCCATATTGCTATGTAACCCAGTCTGCTGTCAGCATCGCCGTTTTTAAAGACAGGCAGTAGTCTTGTCGCCATATGCTATTCTACGCTTTCTATCCCGTTGACCTTGCGAGCCATTCAAGTGCGCTAACACCTTACGAAACTTCCTGCATAAACCAATTTCACCTTGCGAGCTACGTTGGACTTGA